ATAATTTAATAGGGGAACCCCCCACTAACAATAAACGACCAAGAAATAAATAAGGAGGTCGCCAAATGGAAAGAAAAAGGTTCATCGCAATTGGTATGATTGCATTGCTACTTACAAGTGGTACTGGAGTAGCATTCGGAGCTATGATAGAGACCACAGAATTATCGAACAAAGAACAACCAGTAACACAAGTAACAAAGCCAACACCAGTAATTGATTCCCCAGTAACAACAGAAGTTATCTTCTCAGGGCCAGTGAAGGCCTTGGAGCTGGCAGTTGGGCCAGTCCTGGCTTCAGACCCACCCCTCATCGGCTCAGTCGATTGGATGGCCCAGGAAAAGGCAGCAAAGGATAAGCTCAAGTCCGATGCTGAAAAAAAGCAGGATGAGCTAGAGGCAGAGATTGCCAGACTGGAAAAGGTTGCCAGTGACACCAAGACACTAAACGAGACCTTGGTTTTAGTCAAGAAGCAAATTGGAAAAACCCCTTGGGTCTTTAGTGGATCTACTCCAGCTGCATGGGATTGCTCAGGACTTGTCAAGTGGACATACGCTCACCTTGGCGTTGACCTTGAGCACAGAGCTTCTGTTCAAAGAGTTTCTGGGGCTATCGTAACTGAGCCAAAGATCGGAGACCTTGTATCCTTTAATTACCAAAGCTACGGTAGTGCCTATCACATCGGTATCTACATAGGCCCTGACGAGATGATTCACGCAGGTGGTAAGCCAGGAGACAGGACTGAGATACGCTCTATTAAGGGCTGGGCTAAGGGCAACGGTAACAGCGAAATTACCTATACTCGCATTATAGAGACTAATAATTAAAGTTCGGCGGAAAATAAGAGATACATACAAGACTCCGTCTTGACATTCTCTGGTATTCCTGCTTGACATGGACCCCCCAAATGGGGTATAATTGTAGTAAATTGAGCTAAGGAAAAACATGGTCGTAAAGGATCCAAGACCCAAGTCTGTTAAGGTTGGGCCACAGACGTATGAGGTAGAATATCGTGATACCAATCTAGATGGTATGCTAAACGATGGTTCCCAGGGGTATACTCTTGACCAGGGTAATCTAATTGTCGTAGCAAACGATATAGCATTAAGCAAACAAAAGGTAGTTCTAATGCATGAGATTCTTCATGCTATGCGTATGATCTTTGAGAATGGTTTGCCAGAGAAAGAGTCGGAGTATGAGAAGTGGGAGCACTACTTTATCGGCATCTATGAGAATGCTTTGCTAATGTTCATGAGAGACAATCCAGAACTTCTGGACTGGCTAATAGCAGAATAAGGATAGCTATGGAAAGCACAAAGAGAAGCTTAATCAAAACACTCAGCTGGGAGATCTTTCACCTAGTCGGAGTAGCTGGAGTAATTTACCTATTCACAGGAGAATGGGAATATGCTACTCTGGGAGCATTACTATACATCGCTTGGGAAGCTGTCGGATACTTCATTCATGAACGTGTCTGGGCTAAGTTTGTAAAGATCAAGTAGCATGTTTGCTACAGCAAAGAGAGACACCCACATCAACCTCATGAGTGATGTAGACACTGAGTTTGCAATATCAGAGGGTAGCTGGATGTTCCATATCACATCGCCTAGTCAGATTAAATACCTACAGCTAGGAGAGATTGCTCTCTGGGATAAGTCTACTGGTGGGGTATGTTTTGGATATGCAGGAGACTGGGAAATAGATGGTTAGCAAGAAAAGATCCTTAGCTAAGTCCATTAGCTGGAGAGTCATAGCAATCATAACCACATTCTTAGTAGGTCTAATTATGACAGGTAGCCTAGCCTTCTCAGCATCTCTTGCTTTGGTATCAAATGGAATTAACTTTATTCTATACTACATCCATGAGAGACTCTGGCTTAGAGTCAAATGGGGTAGCACTAAATTTTCGGGGAATAAATCGAAGCCTTCGTAATACCTATAGAAAGAATAACACCCTATGGATAACATCCTGATAGGCTTGGCTTGCTTCATAGCAGCATACCTAATAAACCATTATAGACGATAACCCCATAGCCCCATAGTCCCCATACAGAGGTTTGGATACCCCCATTTTTATGATAAGTTATACACAGTTTTAGATAGTTATACACAGAGTTATCCACATATAGATCTTACTGATTGTATTGGTTTAGATAGTGAAGAGAGGTTTTGATATTAGTATTGTGTAATGGAACCTATAAAACCTTGGATCGTAATCTTTCTCAAACCATTATACACTCAAACCTTTATAATGTCAATAGCCAAACCACATAAATATCAAACCTTTATAGCCTAAAAACCCCTATAAAAATATGCAGATATCAGGGATAAATGGTTTGTTATTGTTATATATATAGGGGATATTTGTCAGAATGATTTGGTTATTCCCCGAAATTTTTAAGACTATCGTAATGTCTATTTATCTACGGTTTGATCTGTAGATGCCTTATCATTATCCAAACCATTAGTGATTGTAGGCGGGGTAAATCTAAATAACTTATCCAAACCACTGATAACAGTAAAGGCAGACCATAGTGTAGTACCTAGATCTTTACCATAGTCAGGTATAGGCATATTACTGAATGCTTGGAAATACCTTCTTGGACTCATATATCAAGTATAGCAGTGTATTCATTGATACCCCCAAACCTTATATCCAACTTTCTGGGATTTTTTCACTTGGGTTCTTAATGTCTATTTATATAAGGTTTGATACCTATCTAACTTTCTGGGATTTTTTGGACATGTTCGTAATGTCTATAAGATAGAAAGGTTTGTATATTCTGGGGAAAAATATGATCCATCGTAATCAAATTGTTATCGTAATACCCTTGACAAATGGACAAAGATGTGGTGCGCCAAGTTTCTGGCCGAAGCCAGATCCCTGGTTTTACTCTGGTGGGTTCGCTGCTACATCAAACACATCTGGCAAAGTTTCGAAGCCAATGTCTTTGATACTCATAGAGCCTAGGAATAGGTCAAAGGTTTCGTTTACAATGTCCTCTGCCTTCTCTGTTGGTGTAGCTATGATTCCACTAGCAACCATATATGCTAATGGCAATCCCAAGTCATTGTATTCCACAAAGTCTTGGAACTCTTCGTCTTCTCTGTAGTCCATCCAAAGTTCTCCAAGTATTTCACACTTGTTAGAAAAGGTTGTCGTCATTATTGTCCTTCCACATTTGCTCTTTTTCATACCTAGCCGAATCAGCAACTTCCATAATTCGTCTGTAAGTGGTAGCGTTGTTAGTTGCTATGTATGTTCCAACTTGGTCTAGGTCTAGCGTTAGGTCATTGACAAGGTCTGACATTTTTACAGCTACCCTTAGTTCTTTCGTTGGTTTCAAGTGCCTCATTGTATTATTCTCCTATGACATTGTATCAAAAATTAGTTGGGGTGTCAAGACTGAAAGTAGGAAAGAGTCCTGACACCCCGTTCGGATACCCTGGCTACCCCTAACCAGTTATCCATGATACGGAGCTAGGCTCGACGTATCAATCCTTATTTAGTTATCTACTAATGCATCTTCCTTGTACTTGGGTAGACATTCAAATACCATCTTTAAACGATCGTCCAGCTGGTCCCACTTTTCAAATAGAAATCCTTCTAGGCCATACCATACGTCTGGCTCGTCAAAGTATGGGTCATTAGCAATAAGACTATCGTACTCCTCCTGAGTTAACTCTATTGGAGCTGTAACTTCTTCGATGTTACTGTTTTCATATTCATAGACATGTATATACCATGGGCCAAAATGTCTGTACTCACCATCTGAGTCCAACTGCTCTAGCTGGTAGATGTTTAGGTCATAGACAATATGCGTCTTATCTTTGTTTTGGTTTCTAGTCGACGTAGTTAGTGACAAGTCCATACCCCTCGCATTTTTCACAATCGGCTCTGCCCATTTCTCCATCTTCATAACCTTCCTCGTTGTAACACTCACACTCTTCTTCGGTGCTTACGATAATCTGATACTCTGTGTCTTTCTCCATAGGGACCTCGGTAATGTAATAGCCAATCCTGTTTACATAGTGATAGCCTCCACTAACATAGGAACAGTAATCACCATCAGCATAGGTCCAAACAACATTGTCCTCTACTTTAGATACAACAAAGTCTAGCTCCTCACCATAGGTCTCAAACATAATCTCGTCTGGGTCTTTACGGAAGTGATTTTTGATAGGTCTAAACTGTTGCTCAAACTCTTTCCAAGTTAGCTCAACATACTTTACTTCTGGAAACTTTAGCATTGGGGTCCTCTCTTAGAAATGAAAGTCTACAGGTACAAGATACCAGTTTTTGTTGCCTTTGTCAATAGATTCATACAAATACTTTGGGGTAGTTGTATCATTGACCATGTCATAAAAGTATGCATTGAAATCCCATGTGCCATAGGCCATGTCAATAACCTTCTTGATAACATAAAGAGACTGAAATGCAGGGAAGTCAAACTCTTTAGGGTTATAGTCTTTGATTATCTTATCTATTACACTGCTGTCTACGTCTTTGGCATAGTTATCAAACTCAGCTTTACGGTCTTCCAATGCTCTTAGGATACCAGTTAGAAAAGGTTCTGGACTTTCATCATAGGAGATAATTAGATTAGTTTTACCTTCAGTGTAGGCAGCAGTAGCGCTTTCATCATCCTTAGTATTCCAACGTCCGCCACCTACGACAAACCAGTCATACCAAGTAAGGGTTGGTAATTCAAAGTCGCCTAGCATTTCCTGCAGAGTATCTTCTACTCTACGATAGGCCTCATCTTTATTATCAGCTTCTGTAGCTATCCATTGTAATACATGCATGGGGTCTGCTTTCTATCGGGGTTATCTTCTAAATACATTATAGCCCTGCATGCCAATTTTGTCAACTACATATCGTTGGCAATTCATCCATGCAGATTCTCCAAAGAAATACTTTGGTCGCTCTCCTTCAACTACAGCCTTATAGAAGTCATAGTAGCGATCCGATTCCATAACCTGGGCGGTATTGTAATGAAAGATCCTGGTCCAAGTAGTATCCTTTACACTAGGCTTCTTGTCTACATAAATCTGGCTCATACTCTCTTCCCTCTTAATAGGTCTACGCCCAATCCTTTATTGACTACCTTGCCACAATGAATGCAGGCTCCATAACTAAAGTAGTGCATGTGTTTACTCATCGTAGTCTCCAATCCAAGTCTCACCAGTGTAGTTGTACGTACTGGCATCAGTTGCGTATTCCCACATACTTTCATCTTCCATGAGGTCTAGGGCTTCCGCTTCTGATTCTGCTTCAACTGTAATCTCTTCCCAGTTGGTGTATTCTCTTTGAACTTTGTATAAAGGCAATTTATCTCCTATGGGGTTGGGGCTTTGATACTCAATTGTCCCACAATCTGGGGAAAAAGTCAAGAGCTTCTTAATTACATTTTTATGTTTAATAAGATTATCTATAAAAGAATCGGCGCACCCCTTTCGGGGGATCTGGTTAGGTGTCCAGGTCCTTTCCACATAGACACCAGGCATCTCCTTCAAGAAGTGGGACGCATTCGTGTTCCATTATTTCCCATCTACTATCTCATAGTAAGACCAAGAACGCAATCTATCTCCACGCATTAGGTCTAGTAAATCCTCATACACATTATCTTCTAGTTCGTCAATAATAGTATCGGTCTTTAGGTGCTTATACGCTAATTCTTGAAAATGGTTTTCTAGGTCATACTCTAGGACAATACTTATCTTTGCCATTGCCATTACTTTTCTCCTAGGGTATTGAAGTTGTTGCTATCATAGGGGTCAATCATTGCTTCCCAGCTACCGTCAGGCAAATCAGCGTGTTGTTCCATAGCCTTTTCAATAGCTTCATCTTCACTTGTAGCTTCTACCCAGTAGGCTGCAGAATACTCTACCTGCCAAGTCTTTAGGTCTGTGCTTGTTAGTTTCATCATAGCTGTTCCAGTTCCTCTCCAGTAAGTAGGTCAATTCTAGCATTACCCTCAGACATTATGTTAGCCATAGCCCTTCTAAAGAACTCTTTGTCATCAATACTAAGGTTATCTTTGATAAACTCAACATCCTTTGCGATGTTTCCTGTGGCATACTTGGTATCTAGATTATCAAACAAGCTGTTCCACCTCAAACGCTGCTAGGTAATCCGAATCACTAGGCAAGGAATCCAAGTCATACTCAACAACCTTGTTGTCATAGACAGTAATAAACTTATTAGTAGAGAAGTCTACCTCATAGACACCCTCACAAAATAGTTCATCCTTAGCAAACTCTGTATTATCTACACTCTTGATAGTGGCAGTAGCATTGGCAACTACCTTTAGGATGTCAATACCAGTATCTCTGTGTAGGCCAGGGTATGCGTTTAGGAATTCCTTATTCTCCCAATCAGTAGACTCATACTGCTTATACAGCGTATCTACTTCCTCATCACCAACAAACTGGACAAGGTCTAGCTTAGCTTGTAGTAAGGCTTGGTTGCCTTCATCTCTTAGAAACTCTAGAGCTTGAATACCTGAATAGCTTGGGTATCCGTCCCATTGTCCGTATTGAGCAATCTTGGTTTGTCCTGCTTTGTTCTTTACTACTGTTAGGTTTCTGGTTCCCATTGGGGGTTCCTTTCTTTCGGGTAGTATCATTTTACTACTACCCACTGACATTATCAAGGGGTTTCGGGGAGTAATCTTAATTCTTCTTAAACTGTTGACACTGATCCATTATTGTGGTGCGCCTGCTGGAAAGCCAGTTTTACGTCATAGCTAGGACGGTAGCACATTCCAGAAAGGAAGTAAGGGAATGCGCTACAGGTCTTCATCCTCATCTTCATCTTCATCAGTATCTTCAAACTGACTAATGATGTGAACCCAGCCGTCATCACCAAACCTGGTGTCGGTTGAAACAGCTGAAATAAATCTTAGGCCACAAGACTTCTGATACCAGTCCATGACTTGCTTTCTCATTTCATCACCAGTCATCTGCTCACTTGTGATTAGGCTATCTGGGTCATTCTCATCACCATAGCCATAACTTCTTTGAAGCGCTACTTGCTCCTCGTCCATGAGTACATAGATTTTATGACATGTATCCCAAGCAATGCCCTTTGCCTCATTGGTATACTCATCAATCCTGTAATCCATTTCCAATACGTCTAACATTAGCCCTCCCATTCAGATAGGTCTTTACCTGCAAAAATAGCTTCGACATAGTCATACCTAGAGTTGTCATCTAGCTCACCTAGGGTTTCCCATTGCTGCAGGGTAAGTGAATCAGTATCGAACACAAGTACGTCCGCTTCTGCTCCATAGTTTCCATCATAAGAAACGTATCCAATGTTATTTAGTAAATGCGACATGTTTTCCTTTCGTTGTCTATTTGGATTTTACCATGAACCACCGACATTATAGAAATTCGAATGGGTCCCTATCCTGAAAGATTTCTTCGAAGTCTTCTAGGGTGTAGTCTTCTGGGTTGGCATAGTACTCAGCTAATGCCTCACGAATTTCTTCTGCTTGCTCGTCCATTTGAATTCCTTTCTTTATACCTAGATTTTACCAGTAGCCACCGACATTTTCAAGGGATTCTTAAACTGTATCGTAAACTTGTTATAGTTTCGTTATCCAGGTGCGCCACGTTTTTGATCCTGTGTCAAGTATAGGTGATGGGCAGTTTTTAGTCATGCCCAGGACTTTTGCTTATGCTGTTGCCAGTTGAACTGCCTTGAAGATTCTATTCTTCTCAGCGTTTATCATTGGGTCAAACCCAGAAGCGGAAGCAAGAATGGATTCGTTGTTGCCACCCCTTGCCGAACGATACCAGTCTAGTCTTTCAGTTAGAGCGTTAGCAACACCCCAAGCTGTTCCAGCAATAGTGTCGTTATACTGTCCAACATAAATGCCGTTGATGATGTCTAGTTTAGTTTCCCACTTCTTGACAGCACCCTTAGAATCTTTCTCAGGCTTTGGATACAATGCCAAAACAATTTCATCAAACTTAGCCTTGCTAACTTCATTCTGAATCATCTCGTTTGCCATCTTGTCGAACTCATCTAAGTAAGCATTAGCCAAGCCAAGAGCCTCACGAGCTGCTTGAACTTTGCCGTTAGCAGTTTGGGTGTGGCGAATCTTGAACGACTGCTTTACCGAACCACCACGACCACGATTACCAAGTGCCAAGTTTAGAGTGTTGGCACATACAACTCGGACAGGTGTAATGCTTGCCTGAATTGCGATAGAGCCGTCATGGCTAGTGTTTACTAGAAGATAACTGTTTACCTTATCTGATACGCCGTTAGGGTCAAGAACTGTTTCACGCTCAAGAGCTAGAGAACCGAATACAACTCGACCACCCTTGATGGAACCAGCGGTTTCCCAGCGTCCACCAGCGTCTAGAATGTTATCAGCAAAATCAAACAAGTCCTCATTCTGAAGCGGAACATAACGCTCACCAACAACACCAAGAATGTCCTTGTTGCCCTTAGTGAATGGGTTATCACGAACTACGAAAGAGTAGCCCTTGTCTGAATCCATGCCAGTAGGAATCTCTACATCTTCCAAGCGAACATTCCAGTTATTTAGTTTAGCTTTCTTCAACATCTCGGCTGTTGAAACTTCCTCAGTGAATACAGTTCCTAGACCATGCCAAGCTGGCTCTCTGAGTGAAGCAAATGCGGTTTCTCCGTTTACGGATTCTAGCAAATGTGCCATGTTATCTACTTTCTTTAGGGTTGGATTACTAATAGTCTAATTATAGGGCTACCCTCCGACATTGTCAACGATTCGGGGCAAAATAATTAGTCATCATAAATAACAGTTTGGTAACGAAAATGCGGTGCGCCCACTTTTTCCCCTCACAGTATTTGTGGATCAAAGATCCTTCAGCTTTTGGAGGGGAGTGGAAGCAGTTTTACAACTTGCTTAGGTTGCTTCGGGCGTTATACCTGCTAGGCAGGGGTCTTTCCCTAAGTTAGATAAGGTCAATAACAGCAGAGTAAGAACTTGCTGAAATCTCCTCTTGAGTTGTCATCTTTAGGATACGAAGATTACGCTCTAGGATTTCTTTGCGTGTAGCATACTCACGACCAAAATAACTTTTCTCATTTGGTCTTGCTGGCTCTACTGGCTTTGCTGGTAGTCCAAGTGCCTCAACATCAAAATCAACAGAAATGTTTCCGTTGTATCCTCTTGATACACGAACTAGAGAGCCGTGTTCTGTTCCAACATTACTTGGGTCTGACATAGCCTTGATAGCGTGAGCAACAATGTCTAGGTCATACTGCTTGATTTCTGTTTCATACTGCTTACGCTTATCAGCATACTCAGCAATAGCGGTATCTATCTTAGCGATAGACTGCTCTACATCTGCGATTAGTTTTGCGGTTGGGATTTTTACTGACAGGCTTCTTGCCATAGTTTGTTTTCCTTTTCTTGTTAGGGTATTACTATTATAGGGGTGGGGTATGACATTTGTGAAAGTGGCAGGGTATTTCTAATAGACTCTGATTCACCCTTTTATGTAGTCTAACGCCACTAACACTAACTAGATTACTTTACAGTAGTCCAGCGTGGCTGTCCGTTTACATCAAGACGGACTCGGAAAGAGCCGTTCTTGTTTTCTACTACTTCCTGAATTGTGCCTGATACACCACTCTTTAGAGTAGTGAACTGTGAGCCAACAGTTAGGGTTGCGTTTGACATTTGCTTCCTATCACCTAGCAGAGCTAGGATTTGTCTATTTGATTACCAACTTTTGTTGATACCACCATTGTAGCCTATACCACCGACATTATCAACCATCTTTTTATAACGATTCGGGGGGGGAAATCGTTATCTTCATAAGCTTTACTTTCCCTGGCAAATCTGGTGCGCCGCTTTTGTGGCCAGTTTGACGTCGTGGCCAGGACGTGTAGATCCCTAAGAAAGGATATAACAAGGGACCTACAGTTTACATGCCCCTATAGCATGAGATTATGTTTTACTTGCACTGAACAGGATGTCATTACGAGCAAAGACACATTGCGAACAGGTAACACAAGCGGAACCCTTTTCGCTAATGAGCGGAATCTTTTTATTATTTTCAGGACATGGGATGGCGGACTTGACAGTGATAGACAACATGCGCTCTTTACCCATTGCAAAGTTGTTAGCAAGATAAGCAAGCTTCACACCGTTAGTCTTTTTTAATTCACTGGCCAGTTGCCAGTTGTCGTCATCGGTAGAGAAGTAAAGCGCTAAGTTATCAATACCAGTAAGAATTGGAACTGCAAAGTCTGACCTCGTGTATACCCAGAACTGAATTTGAGGGAATGCAAGGATTACATTCTTCCAAGCCATTGTGTAAGTATCACTAAAAAAGTCACCGTCCCAATGGATACGAAATAGTTTTTTAGCATTCTTTTTATCACAGTCCTTTTCAAACTCATCTATCATTTGGTAGATAAGCGCTTCCATTTGTTGTTGATTGGCGTCTTTTAGTTGCTCCCAGTTTGTCAACAGTACAGCTTTTACTCCCTTGAATACTTTTTCGAGCTTGCCTGCATAACAGATTTTCTCGCATACACTTGTTGCTCCAGGACAGGAATAACTTTTCCCAGAAGGAAGGCCAAAAGTATTCGCAATAGTTGGCGTTTTACCATTTGGAGATACTGCATTAGTAACCTTTCGGTCTTTGGAACGAATTAGCATAGGGGCCTGCTTTCTTTGTATGGTAAAACTATACCATTACCCTAGGACATTTTCAAGGGCATTCTTAAACGTTTCTTAATTTGACTTATGGATCAAGATCTGGTGCGCCCACCTTTCGGTGGACTTGTCAAGTCTATTCCATACACCAAGCGTCAAGCCTAAGAGACTCAATAGCTTGTGAGGCAGACACGCTTGTTGCACCTGTCCTAAACTCTACGCCTTCTGGCAGGGTAATTAGTCTGTCATAGTCTTCTTCCCAATAAGCGTCAATAGCTGCAACTGCAACTGGAATCATTACCTTGGGGATAGGTGGATAACAGTTGCTACTAAAGTGAATGCTAATTTGGTCTGATAGGGTTAGGTCTGTATCTGTAAGTCCAACTGCAGTTGCGAATCCCATTAGTATCCTGCTTTCTCTAGTAGTTCCATAATTGCTACTACCTCTTCGCCAGTTAGGGCTAGGATAGCTTCTTCATTTATTGTTGGCTCCCAATCTATCATTTACTTACCTTTCTTGTTGATGGATGGCCTGCCTGAACAGCATAACATCTGCCACAGACATTTTTGAGGTCATAGGAATAGACTGTGTTAGAGTGAACAAACCTATTACAGTCTTCACATACATAGTGAATCAAGCCTTGTAGAATCATTCGCTCTCCTTTATTGCCTTAGTCTTGTTAGACTGACGGCTACCTTTGTATTTCTTTGGGGTCTGAACCAAGTGAGGAGCTTTTAGCATAGACTGAAACAACGCCTGGCTCTCTGCCTTGCGTCTTGCCTCATTAGTTCTGTTCAACATAAAATAATCTTAGCATAAACCACTGACATTTCTGGACAGAATTTGGGGCGATCATAAAACTCTTCGTAAACATTTGACATCTGTCCCAGGATGTGGCGCACCCTCTCGGGCGTGTCGTTTTAGAAGGGTGGCTGATTCTTTTCTAGCTCTTCGCCAAGTCTGTTATTTTCTTGTAGCAAAAACAAAACAGCAGCTAAAGAAGTTCCAACAAAAATAGCAATACCAACGATTACAAAAATCAAAAACAATTCCATTTAGTTCTCCTCTGGTGTTGTAAATAATTCGCCAACATCTTCAGTTAGCATTAGGTCAATTTGGAAAATCAGTTGTTCTAATTCACTTATTGTCAAAATAACCCTCCCACTCTTCTTCTCTTTCTTCACACTCTGACAACGCAATTCTGTATGCGATAGGGTCGCAGTTCTTTAGCATTTGCGAGGGGTAAAGAGTCACCCCAGCAATTTGGTAAGTTGGATAAACATCATCTAGCCAATCATCAAATTCTTCTTCTGTCATCATTTGCTATTCCTTTCAATCACACGCTTAGTTCCGAAATACATACCAACCTCATAGGCTACTATAACCAAGATTAGGTCAATTAGCAAGTTGAATCCGTTATAAAACATCATTAGATTACCTTCCAAGAAATAATTTCACCCTTGTCAAAAAGATTAGCATAAAACTCTAGGACACTTTTGCGGTGCTCTGGGTCATAGCTAGGGTAAATTGCTGAACCATCTTTGAACATTACCTCTACTGTCATTAGTTGCTCTCCTTTGTTAGTTCTGTTTCCAATAATACTATCCCAGCGATAGCGTTATCAAACTCTTCCCAAGTTTCGAATGTTAGTGTTATCATTTGATTTCCTTTCGTTAGTTCCAACCTAGCATAACCCTCTGACATTTATAGGAAGTCGTTAGGGTCAAGGTTGAGGTAGTCGATGGCAGACTCTAGGGGCATCATCCCATCATACTCATTACAGTTGTGGCAAACAATAGTATCAGGTGAGAATACGCTCTCACAGTAAACACACATCTTGTCCATTTGTTGTTTCCTTTCTTTTGGCTTACTAAAACCCTATCACAAACCACCGACATTTGGGGAGGCTGATCGGGGCGTTTCATAACATTATCATAACGGAGTTATCCACAGGTTATCCACAGTGGCGCACGGCGTCGGGCGTGTCGCAATTACTGTAAATACCTACAAAAAACAGGGTAAAAGTTTGTATAGAAATACCTTGTAAAAGTGGCATAAATGTCGGTAGTTGATGGTAGGCTAAAGGTATAAAGAAAGATTAGATAAATAGAAAGGAAGTGTAAAATGGAAAAAGTCCAGATTACCTTTACAAATGGAAAAGTTGAGATTTACCCAGGAGATAACTGGGGATTCTACCTAGCTAAGGAAGGTATCTCAATGCTAGATGTTGTAAGCGTCTACCGTGTATAAATGTCGGTAGGTTATGCTAAGTTTAGATTATTAGAAAAGGAAGATAAATTATGACTAAAACAACAATGTATCGCAAGACCCGTTGCTCAAATTGCGAGTATGAACAGGAAACTTTTGTTAGCTACTACCTTGATGCTAAAGCGTGGAAAGCTAATCACGACCTAGTCAAGTGTGGCGAGATTAGAAAGTCTAAAAACAGTTTTGATGAATTGTTCGCAGGAACACTAGAATCACTAAACAAACTAAGCATTATCAAGTAGAAAGGAATAGATTATGAATCCAGAAATCTATAAAGCGGTATCCGCTTATCACATAGCTAATCAAGGCGACGACCGCCAAGAGATAGAAGATGCGGAACAAGAATACGAACTAATGAAACTTGTTCACGGCGTTGAGGCAGTCCAAGAGGTTATGAATTACTACAATGAAAATGTTATTAGAAAGGCAAGATAGAAATGTATAAACTAAAAATGGAAATCAACACTATTGGAGAATTGCTATTGGGCAAGGAGTATCACTCAACTGCTAGAACAGGTTGGGGAACTATTCTAGAGGCTAAGCCTAGAGGTGATGTTCACTTTCCAAGTGGATTCGTGTATGCGGTTAGAGTATCTGGCAATAGCTATGACCCTAGCTCAAAAGAATTTTGGGCAACTGTCGGCGTAGTCGCATAGAAAAAGGTGGCACTAGTGTTCAGTAAAAAGCTGGCACTAGTGTTTATTTTTTTTAGCGAGTGTGTGCTCACTAAAATAAAGTTGTTTTTTTATTTCTTTTATGTATCATACATAATTGTAAAATATTCAGATTTTGGCTATTTTAAAAATTTTTTCAGATTTACATATATCTAGCGGAATAGTCAGCACCTGCAGCTGCATTAATAATAGACATATATTCTGCATGATCTTCAGACAAGATCTCATCGCTAACTGCTAGCTGGCACACCATAATGTCAAAGTAGTCATCCTCAGAGAAGTCTTTTGGAGGTCTCCAATGGACTTGGTGTGATCCTGAAAACACCATAGCTTCATTTTTTGAAAGGGTAGCAGACCCATCGTATGCATGTAAATCCCAATCCAGAGTAGTGTCCATTTGAATAGAGATAGTTACTGATGGATGTCTAACGCCTATGTCATAATGTGGTTTTAAAGTTGGCTTATGTCCAGTTTTGCTAGTGTATCTGGCAAAGTGGATATCTGGTAAAGATAGTGGAATTCCTAAGCTATTTTCTAAAGTATTTTTTATAGATTTTTTAAAGTCTTCACTAAAACCTTTAATATAAGCCAGGTATCCAAGATCTGGAACATTCAAGTATTCTGGATATTCTCTATTATCTGAGGGTAGATCAGGTTTGATCTCTTCTGGAAAGCCCTTATTAACACAATCATAGACATAGGAATACTCTTCTTCAGAAAGAACGTTCTTGATAACAAAAGGCTTTAGCTCTAATAAGTTAATCAATTACGCAAGTCTCCTCTATCATCTAAAGACTGTTCTAGAAGGTCCTTATACTTTACGATAAAGTCTCCAGCTCTCTTGTCCATATACTGGAAGTGGTTTTCTTCTGTAATCTCATCCTGATCTGGTAAATCGATTGCTGTCTGAATCAGTAAAATATCGTAGTAATCATCTTTTTCAAATTTTTGGTATGGCCTAAAGTGTGTTTGATGAGATCCAGAGAAGAATATTGCATCATTCTTTTCTAGCTGGTATCTGTCATGTTCAATATAAATATCCCAATCTAGAGTAGAATCTAGCTCAACTGTCATAGTAATGGCTTGAGTTTTTACAGCCCTATCTGCATGTGGTAATAATCTAGGGGCATATCCTGAATCGTGTGTATATCTAGCAAAAAGCAATCCAGGAGTAGCTATCTCAAATCCAACAGCTTCTGAGATCTTTTCTTTTAAAAAGGCATATACACTATCTGGAACACACTCAAAAAGGATAATAAATCCATTAGATCCAGCCTTTACAAAAGGTTCAGCATAGGCCTCTTTTCCTTCTGCTAGATTCTTAGAAATTTGAGAATTTACAGCATCATATACTACATCGTAAATTTCTTGGGGTAGAAAGTCTTTGGTTACAAAGGGTTTAAAATCAATAACATCACTCATAATTATAGTGTATCATATAACCATGTGTAACGGTAATTGTACATGTGGAAAACAAACTCCACAGCCTGAATAAAGACTTTAAGTCCTTATAACTCCATTGTCTACTAGTGTGTCATATAACATACTATTGACATGATTTAGTTCTTCCTGCATACCCTGAATACTATCTTCAATGCCAGCAGAATGAATACCCATTTGAATAGCTCTTAGTCTATTCATCTCGTTGACAGCATTTGTCATTAATGCCACTACTTCATCTTTATACATTACCATTTACCAATCGGACATTCCGCCTGTTTAAGCGTACTTTTTAATTTCATAAAACAGCCACATTTGCGACATTTAACCATGCGCTTATCAAACCACTCACATGTATTGCATATGGCTAGGCGGGATTCGATAAGTTCCTTATCAGACCTAGGCTGGTTTGGATCAAAAAGATCAAAGAAAGTGACGTCTCCCATAGGAAAATTATACCATATTTCGGTTATTAGAAATATTGCACATATATCACATATTGTGGGTTTGGGTGCATTGGTATCTCTATATTCCGCCGAATTTAAAATCGAGCTTTATTCGACCGAAACTATTTTTCGTCGAACTAGCTCTTCAACTATCATTTCGTTTATATAGTCCAGGCTGGGTCTGTTCCATTTTAGCGACTCTTCATAAACTTCGGGCGGAGTCTTTATATTGGTTATGAGCTTTTTATTTGTTTCTTCGACTGAATTGGACATAATCTCAACAAGCTCATCTTTTGTCATTTTTCAATTATATCACTAAATAGGCTGCTGTGGTATACTAATTATATGAAATTTGAAGAAGATATGGGAATCGAAGAGATAAAAGTTATTAAAAACTTTCTGTCTCCAGAAGAAACTAAATTTTTTATTGATTATATAGATAATATTGACGACATGCTTAAAGAGTGGAATGGCGCTAAGTTTGAGCGCAAAGTCCTTATGTTTGGAAAAGATGGATATCGTAAAGAAAAGTCAGATCTGACGTTAGAAAAAATCAAGGATATTGAGCCAATGCTTAGATCCGACCTCTTCCCAAGAATTGAAGCAAGTGTAAAAGAAGTTTATAAAAATAAAAAAGACTTAATGGTCTGTGCGTTTTATCTTGCAAAACAAGTCGCTGGTGGCAAAATAGAAGAGCATGTAGATAACGACGGCGGTGCAAACATGCAATTAAAATATGGTGGAGTAATCTATCTTAATAAAATGAAGAGTGGTGGAGAACTAAAGTTTACCAAATTAGGTCATAAATATACTCCAGAGCCAGGTGACTTAGTTGTATTTCCATCAAGACCACCACAGTATTTACATACCGTAAATGAAATTTCTGAAGATCGCTACTCATTGCCAGTTTGGGTAACAGAATATCCGTTCTGGAAGCTATAAATGTAAAAAAATATATGTATAATTATTCTATTATGTCAGTAGAATCTTGGGTTGCTGTAGCAGTAGGAATTATAACAATCATAACATCAGTAGCGATGTTTATCCGTTGGCTCGTAAAACACTATCTCGATGAGCTAAGACCAAATAGTGGATCTAGTATGAAAGATCAAATAACCAGACTTGAATCAAAACAGGGCGAGCTTGAGAAAAAAATGGATTCTCAACACAATAAGCTTGAAACCAAGATAGACAAGATATTTGACACGTTAATTGATCACTTGTCTTCTAATAGCAAATAATCTATAATCTACTATATATAATATATAAGATATCTAGATATAAAGCTAATATATATAATATATATAAGAATTAAAGATATAAAGTAATATATTAATATATACATCCTACCAGATTTTTGTTCGTAAAGTAGGCAAATTTCTATAACTCTTATATAACGATTTTATAAACTTTGTATAACAACCCTTTACTTTCCTGACTTTTACAATTTAATTTATTTTCTTTGATATAATAATTAGGCTAGTACTTGAAGTGAGTCTCTCATACCCACCGCTTCAGGTACTAGCTTTTTGTTTATATTGGTATGTATAATATTAATATGTCTTGCTCTCCTGAAATTTTTGGTGCTAATCCTGCAAATGTTAAATGGCAGGTAGTTAGAGGCGATACCGCCTCACTTAGGGTAGATTTCTACGAAAACGACGAATCTACTTCATTCGATACTTCCGATTGGGAATTTACCGCTACCAGCTACGACTTCCGTGGCGATATTCTTGATGAGCTGCAAGTAGAGGCTGGAAATGGCTATGTGGTCATTACTGCACCATCTGAGATTACTGAATTCTGGGGAGCTGGCTATACTTCTACAGTGGCAGAGCTTGCTTTCGATCTACAGGTTGTTGTAGATGGTCTGGTATGGACACCGCTAATTGGAACAATAACCGTATTCGGTGACGTGTCGGGAAGTCTATAATGCCAGTTATAAAAATTTCTAACAATATTCCTGTAATACCTCCAGTAATCAAGGTTGCTGGAAAGATTTTTAAAACAACAAAGTAGGAGTCTTAGTGGCCATCAGTAAAAGCATGGACTTCCCATCTAATAAAAAGCCCAACTACGCTAAATTAGCAGAGCAAGTTCAAAAGCAGGAAGTCGAATCTTTTTATATCGCAGTGCCAGGTCCCCAAGGCCTCAAAGGCGACAGAGGGCCAATAGGCGAGCGTGGTGAAAAGGGTGATCGTGGAGAGCCAGGTCCAAAGGGTGCTCCTGGAAAAGATGGAAAGACCTATCTTCCAGTTTATGAACAAGACGCAGGCTGGGCTAAATACTTTAGCAAGAGTCCGCAGCAAATCAAACTTGGCGGCGATAGGGGAATAGACGGTTGGGTTCAGGTTTCTATAAACTCAGACAAGACAAAAGACCTAGAGGCTTATATGCCAAGAAATACTGCTAGTTTTTATAATAATGAATCCAAAAGGATAAACCTCAGGGGCTTAGCCATAGGGTCCCAGGTTAGTGTGACTTATAACTTTTCAATTGAGACATTGTCTAGTAATACTGAGCTATGGGTCAGGACATATTTCCCAAATTCAGAGACATCTGTAATAACTTTTGCTGGAACGCTAAAGTATCAGTTTGAGTACGACATGTCAATCACTCAAAAATTTTATATAGAGAATGACCTTATTCGACTTGGTGGTGCCGTGCCACAAATTAGAACAGACCTTGATGCCTTAGTTGAGATGCAATCAATTGGCATTTCCGTCTCTTAGTCATGCTATAATATGGATATGGCATTTCCAGGAAATTACAATATTCGATACTATCAGGGTGACCTGTATGAGTTTAACATCTACCCCAAAACAACCAATGGCTCAGCCTTTGATCTGACTGGCTATTCCACTAAGTTTTTTATTGCAACTGCACGTGGGTCAGGCGCTACTCAATTTGAGTGCCTTGCTGAAATTGTAGATAATGCAATTGTTTGCAAAATTCCTGGTGGTGTAGGAAAAACTCTTACCGCAGGCACCAGCTACGTTTACGATGTTCAAATTAAGAAGCCAGTAGCTGGATCAGCAGATAAAATTTATACACTTTTGACGGGTGACGTTACTGTTCGTGCAGATGTTACTAGGATGTCTGGCGACTAATGGCTGAGGTCCTGCTATCTTCGGATGATCTAGTGGTGCTTGGTGGCCCAGCTGAGATAAGTGTGGATGTTGACCTTGGCCCAAAGGGCGACCGTGGAAGTTTAATATTTTATGGTCTAGGCAAGCCAGACGAAAACTCAACACTTCCAGAAGACCTAAAGCCATATGACACATACATAAATGCCTTAGCCTCAGACGATGAGTATCAGTTTTTATACCAGTATATCTCGGCAGACGGCGGTGTTCCATCTTGGGTTAAAATTTTTAAATTGACCACTAATACTTATAGTCAAAATTTTGCAAGGACGTTTGTCGATGGGAGTGCGTCTATAAACGTTCCAGTTTCTCTTATTGTTCCAGAAGGACTTGTTGGAGACATTCCAGCAGAAAACTTTAATGTCCAGGTAAATGTTATTAACGAAAACCCAGTTTCTGTCGCTACAACTGTTTCTGAGGTTGTAGTATCAGGAGACGAGTCAGTTCTGCCAATATCAATTGAAGCAATTGAATATAGTTCAGAATCTTGGGGAACCCTCTCTGGGCAAAAAACAATTCACCTTCTGATTACTGTGGTATAATTTGAATTGGTGATAGTTTATGGCTTCTGAGAGTATTGGCTCTGTATACCCAACACAAATTCCAGGGTATGACGATGCTGCCGACATACAGGCAGCTTTAAAGCTCTACCATTATGGTACTACAACTGTTCCAACAAATGAAAGCGCATTAATTGCAAATTCTGTTGCTGGACACATTAAGGCTTTAGACACAAGACTAGATTCTGTAGAGACTACTGGTATTGGATCAGAATACTCTTCCACAGAGCCAACATCTCCAGAAGATGGCTTCATCTGGGTAGACTCCGACAGCGTAGTCCCAATTATTGAAAATCCAACATGGAAGCTAATTAGTTCTGGGTCATTGTCTGGCTCATCTGTCTCTGTTTCTGGAATCTCTGGAGAAAAATTTTATGTTGTTTTAAAGGACTGGGGTCACTCAAATACTGGGACCGAACTAGGATTGCTTGTCAGATTTAATTCTGACTCAGGTCCTAACTACACCAATACTGGAGGATTAATTTCTGCTTCAGCATTAGCTTCCCCAACTTTTCCTAATACAGCAACCCAAGATTTAACTATTGAAGTTGATCTTGCAAGCACTGCCGCTTTCTTAAAGCCAGTAGCTACTATCGCAGATACTTCTGACGGTCCATACTTTGGATATTACAAAAATACGAACGCAATCACTTCGGTGCAGCTAACCCTATCTGATACAGGAAACTTTGATACTGGAGATTACCAGGTTTGGAGTTATCAGGCATGACAACTTTTTCTTCTGCCTCAAAGGTAGCTTACATATATGATTCTGGAACTGATACCTGGTATCCAACAGCAGGACTTGCTAGCACATCGGCAGACTATAATTGGACTGGAGATCACACCTTTTCAACAAGCGTATCTTTCGACTCTGTGATAGCTGCAAAAGCAGGCGTAAATAATTTTCAAAATCCAACAGCAAGAGATGCAGCAATAGCATCTCCGACAAACGGAATTGTTGCATTTGTTCGTCAAGATGCTAATGGTAATGTAATTAATCAAATACAGTATTATCACAGCGGAGCCTGGGTAGACTATAAAAACATTTCCATAGATGAAAAGACTTCGTCCTACACAATCACAGCTGCTGACGCTAACAAAATGATTAAAATGAATAGCTCTTCAGACTTAGAGCTAATTATTCCAGCTAACTCTGCAGCAGCCCTTCCTGTAGGATCAAGACTTGAGGTTGTTAGGTATGGCTCTGGAGAAGTTAGCATTGTAATTGTTTCTGGATCTGGTGTAACAATTAGAAGCAAGAACAATAATGCAAGAATCTCTACACAATATTCTGGAGCAATGCTAACAAAAATTGGCACAAATGAGTGGCACTTAATCGGTGATCTTAAGGCCTAGGTGATGCAATGATAAATCCATTTGGTTATTATGCATCTGCCAAGGGAATGGTTCTGGTTCCAGACCTATCTGGACTTTCTTCTTCTGCTGCAATTGCAGCCTTATCAGCCAGTGGTTTAGACTATTCGCTAGGAACAGATGTTGATACGTCTACATCATCATTAGACAATTTAGTTGCATCCCAGGATCCAATAGCAAATACTTTGGTTGATTACTCTACAGTTATTTCATTTAGTCTTTATAATTTTGTTGCAGCACCACCGCCACCACCACCACCACCGCCACCACCACCACCATGTGTGCCCAACTTTGGCGATGACTGCTTTCCATCAGGTGGGGGAGTTGGACAAATCGGATGTGATGGAACATGTATTCCTAGCGTTACAGTAACTTATTACTGTACCACAAGGTCTGTTGCAGCAGGAGTTTCATCTTACCCAAGTAATCAAAACGAAACTGGTTCCGTATGTGATTCTTATGCTACTGTATGTAGCACTAGTGGATATCCAGGAGCACCTACTATTCCAACATGTGCGCCACCGCCACCACCGCCACCACCGCCACCGCCAAGCTCGGGCTGTACGACACCAAGGCCATACCCAGAGTGCATTTGTCTTAGTAGCGTAAACATCTGGCTGTGCTAGTGTGCTATAATTTCTCAAGGAGATAGCATGGCAGATGAAATAACTATTTATTGGGCACCAGGATCATTTAATAGTTTTTCTCTGTCTTCAGACTTGCTCTACTCTGAGCCAATTTCAATTTTGGACAAACTTTTAAAAAGCAAGACTTCTGGTGCAGGTATTGCAATGTGCCCAGCTACACGTGGCTTATTGAGTAATACTTTTGCACTCCAAAGCAATATTGACGATGAGTTTGAAATAAACAGTGCAGCCTTTTCAGAACTAAATACTAGCCTTGGTGAGTCTAAAATATTTTTTTCACAACCTAGAGAAACAAGTTTTCCAGAGCATATTAATGTAACCTACAACATGAGCTGGTTGTTTTTTGCTTCTGAGCCAGTTGAAATGAAGCTTATAGCTCCATATTTTCCAGCCAAGGGAATTTGTGACGGATCCCTATTTTCCCCTGGGTCCTTTGACATAGGGAAATGGTATAGGCAAACCAATCTTGATTGGCATATTCCAGAAAGCACAGAGCTGATTTCTATTAAAGAGGATCAAGAACTTGCCTATCTTGAGTTTAAAACAGATAAAAAAATTAAGTTTCAAAGGTATGTTGTCAGCCCAAGGCTTTCGGCTATTGCAGATGAGCTTTCTAAGTCTCATATTAAATACGGGAAAAGGTGGGCAATGGGTAAAAAATATGACCTTGCCAAAAAGTCTGGAATACGGGAACTCGTTCTTTCAGAAATAAAGAAGAACTTAGTAGTGGAATAGTTTGTAGCGACAAGCACGCCGTTATGATATAATTTTTATAAGGAGAGTATTATGAGTGAATCTGAAGTAAGAAGTTTTGCATTTGTTGTCGATGGAGATGTGGTTGCTACTATTCACGTTCCATCAATTGCAGCAAATCATGAAAGATTTTGGGCTGGGCTATCCTCAAATCCAACTGTTGTAGAGGCTACAAACGTTCCAGGTGTCGATTTTGGCTGGACCTATGATGGTCAAAATTTTGTAGCTCCGAGCGAATAATGTCTGATTTATCACCTTGGGCAAGATGGAAGCAAAATCTTGGAGAGACTAGGCCGTGGGATTTAATTAATCCACAAACCGAATATGTAGATAAGGCTATTTCTGACGAGAGATTTTCTATCTGTAAATCATGTCCAGAATTGATCAATGCCACAAAGCAATGCAAAAAGTGTGGGTGTTTTATGGAACTTAAAACAAAACTAGAAAAAGCAGTGTGCCCAATACACAAATGGTAGAAATGATAAACGCAAAAGAGTTTTCAAATTTCTTAAGTAAAGAAGAAGTTTCAGATATTTTAAGTTTTGCCAAGAACACAGATCTTTGGGGAAGCCCAGGAGAAGGCTTTTGGGATGGCAGAGTAATAAATGCTTATAACATTAATCAAAAAAGTACAGCCTTGGGAATTGTTTTAAAAAATACTAAAGAAAAAATTTTAAAAATAGCAAAAGAGGCTTACTCCATTAACGAAGATATCTATGCAGATCTTCTTCAGTTAACTAGGTGGTTCCCAGGAATGGAGCAGCCCCCCCATTCAGATAATATGGAGAATACCAGCCATTCTGAGTTTCATAAGCACAGAGAATATGGAATAGTTATTTATTTAAATGATGATTTTAAGGGCGGCAATACTTTTTATCCCCAGCATAATTTTTATATCAATCCCGAACCAGGAAAGCTAGCCATTCACCCAGCAAGCACTGATCATATGCATGGGGTAACCAAAATAGAAGGAAACATTCGATACACGCTAACAAGCTTTCTCACATTTGACAAAGCTAGAGCAATGCTAGATTGGTAAATCAACGTTTGTGCCCTTTGGCATGATATAATTATTTTTATGGCAACTGGAGAATCATCGGCTTACGACCTACCCTATCCATTACTTGACGACCCCGTTAATGTTCATGGAGATATAAAAGAGCTTGTAGAAAAGCTTGAAGCTGTTCTTCCCCTAGCATCCTATTCTCAGATTAGAGTACTAAATAATAGTGGCTCTGCCATTTCTGCAGGAGATCCAGTATTCGTTACAGGATATACGAGTGCCACCACTGTGAGCAGAGCAACATCTTCTACAACACAGCCAATTCTAGGTTTGGCAAAGACTAGCATTGCAAATGGTGCTAATGGAATTATTGTAGTTTCTGGAATTTTAGAAAATATCAATACCTCTGGCTTTACTGCTGGAGATATCCTTTATACTGGAACAACTGGTGGCCTAACAGCTTCTCAAGATGCTGGCGGAGCCGTTGGCATTGTTGCTCATGCAGCTGAGCAGGGACTTGTTATTGTAGAGGCAAAGGGTAATGGAACTTGGGGTGCTCTTAAAGCTGGACTAGCTTAGTGTGGTATAATAAAAATTATGACAACTACTAGAGGATCCGCTTCATCCTATTCCGTTGGAAACAATCCACCACTTGTTACATGGACAGTTGTCCGTGGAGATACCGCTGCTTTTAGGGTCTACGTTACAGATGACGACAGGCAACCATTAACTATTGCAGACTGGACAATTACAATGAAAATGAAGCGTCCAAATAGCCCAGTGATTCCACCAGTGATGACAGACGCTGCTACAACTCTACTTACCCTAACACCAGCAGCAGACTTAGATGATGAGCCTGGAGAGTTTACAGTATCTCTTGCTGCATCGGAAACAGAAACGCTTGAAACTGGAGATATTTTTGACATTCAGCTTTCGCTACCAAATGATGAGATTGTTTGGACGGTAGCTCAGGGTGCAATGATAATTCTTGAGGATGTAACTGACTAATGGCAACAGCAGTCATTATAAACAAATCAAACATAGCAAGAAAAGTAGAAGCAAAAAAATATCCTAGATTTTTTATTAAACCTTCAAGACAACTTGTACGTATTGAAGAGACTGTTCCTTTTAGAATTCGATTAACAAATATTACCGTTCCGAGCTATGGAGCAAACAACATTCCTGGAATTGGAATACAGATTATTGGCTATAGCAACTACATATTATAAAATAAATTATCATAAATGCTAGTATAATTAAAACATGGCAAGAACCTCTATACCCTATGTAAAAACACGCTTTGAGACAGGAGACCGTCCATCTCAAGAAGACTACGTTGATTTAATCGATACCGTTTCTGGTCAGGCTACTGACCTTGGAACATTTGGTAACAATGAAAATACCATTAACGATATTCAGAATCCAACCGTAGTAGATAGCTTTGATGCCACGGTATGGAGAATGGTCAAATATTTAGTATCAATAGCAAAGACTTCTGCAGGAGATAATTATTTCTATGCAACAGAACTTACCATACTTGTAGACGGAACAGATGTGAACGTTTCTGAGTATGGAACAATAGACAACGATGGGAATATTGGCACCATTAGTGTCTCTAGGACTGGAAATACAGTTGCTTTAACTGTTACCCCAGATCCGTCAATCAAGCCTGTAACCGTGCGATATGCTCGCATGGGTCTAAAGGCTTAGCTAACCCCTAGGAGATAAAAATGGCAACAGTAAATAAAAACTTCAAGATCAAAAGCGGTCTTGTTGTAGAAGGTACCACAGGTACCATTAATGGTGAGGACATCCTTACCAAAGCTCAGGCTGACATTGATTACATTATTGATCAAGTTGGTGGTTCTGGAGAGTCTACCAATACCCCAAACACTCTAGTCCTTCGTGACGGCAATGGAGACTTTGCTGCAGGTACAGTTACAGTAAATCAACTTAATATTGGCTCAGTAGGTACTATTGTTAATGATGACGATATCGTTATCTCTAACGTTGACGGTAACGATGTTGTCCTAAACGGTGAAGACATTAGACTTAATGCACAGGATGATGTTCGCTTAAATGCAGGCGTAGGCGGAGATGTCTTCATTAATGCAACTAGTGGAAGCATCAAACTAACAAGTGCAAACGTCTATGTTGGTGAAAATATTGACAACCTAGATTCCGAAAGAGTTGCATCACAGGGTTATGTAGACGATGCAATTAACAACATTGACCTTACATTCAACTCAGATGAAATCACAGAAGGAACTACAAACCTTTACTACACAGACGCAAGAGTAGACTCACACCTATCTGGTGGAGACGGAATTACATATTCAGCAGGAGATATTTCTGTAGATACAGGACAAGGCCTAAAGAATAGTGCTGGGCAGGTTATTGTAGATCGTACAATAGTAGATGGTTGGTACGATGCAAACGGTGCAGCAGCTACAGCTGAGCAGAACGCTAAGGACTACGCAGATAATCTTGCAGGAGACTACGAGACTAGTGGTGCTGTAAGTACACACTCAGGCTTAACTACTGGAGTTCACGGGGTAACTGGAGATGTTGTAGGAACTTCTGATGCTCAGACTCTTACAAACAAGACAATGGGTGACGACTTACTTATGGATGGTTACCAGGTTTCTGGACTTGGAACACCAACTCAGGCAGACCACGCAGCAACAAAGGCATATGTTGACGCAGTTGCAGAAGGACTTCACGTTCACGAGGCAGCAAGGGTAGCAACAAATGGAAACATCTCAATTGCCACTGGTCTTGAGAATGGAGATACTGCTGGGGGAGTTACTCTTGTAACTGGCGACCGTGTTCTAGTAAAGGATCAGACAACTGCTTCAGAAAATGGTATCTATGTTGTTCAGGCTTCAGGCCAGGCATTACGTGCAACTGACTTTGATACTGCAACTGAAATAGACAGCGGAGACTTTGTCTTTGTAACAGCTGGAACTTATGCAAATACTGGATGGGTTCAGACTCTAAAGCCAGCAACCATTGGTACAGATGCACTCTCCTTTAGCCAGTTCTCTGGTGCTGGAACTTTCCTTGCTGGAAATGGTCTAATTCTTGATGGCAATACTTTCGAGATTGATGACACCATTACAGCTACCAGGACATTTGCTTCTGACGAAGCTTCTGCAGCAGAGACTGCAGCAAACAGCTACACTGACGGAGAGATCACAACTGCTCTTACAACCGCACAGGGCTACGCTGACACCGCTGAAAGCAATGCTGAAGCTTATGCAGATGGTCTTGCATCAAACTATGACCCAGCAGGTTCTGCTTCTTCAGCACAGACTGCAGCACAAAGCTATGCAGATGGCCTAGCTGTTAACTACGATGCAGCAGGCTCAGCCGCAACTGCAGAAACAAATGCTAATGGATATACAGATACTGCAATTGGCAATCTTGACACAGATGACATTGAGGAAGGTACTACAAACCAGTACTTTACAGATTCTCGTGCTAAGAATTCAGCTGCAGATCTTTTGACAGGTGCAACTCTTACAAACATTACAATTACAGGAAATGGTTCAGGCCTTACTATTACCGCTGAAGGCGGCGTTGGTGATGCAACAACTGATGACCTTGACGAGGGTAGTACAAATCTCTACTTCACAGATGCTCGTGCAATTGGTGCTCTTAATGAAACCACTCCGAACTTCGCTGCAGTTGAGATTGACTTAGTTGCAAAACAGGTTGCAGCAACATCAGATGCAACAACAGCAGGCATTCACACTGGATATGCATTTGCTAAGGCAGACTATCGTTCAGCAGAATTTCTTGTAAAGGTTGCCTATGGAACACACACTGAAATCTCTAAGGTTCTTTTGACCCTAGATACTTCAGACAACATTGCAATTACAGAATATGGAATTGTTGGAACCAATGGTTCAGCATCAACAGTTTCAGCAGATATTTCTGGAACAAACGTAAGATTATTAGTAACAACTGCCAACAATGATTCTACAATCACTGTTGTTGGAACATTGCTAGTATAATTGAATTAAGGGTTTACGGGGGGTTCCTTAAAAACCCCCCACAAAAGAGTTTTAATTAGGAGAACTAGATGGCAACTGCAAGCAAAGACTTTAAGGTCAAAAACGGATTAAACGTTGCAGCTGGAGGTACCTTTGGCGGTACCGTTGTTGTTTCTGACCCAACAGAAGCTACTCATGCAGCAACTAAGTCATATGTTGATGCACTTGCTGGTAGTATGCCAGTAGGATCTACAGCTCCAGAATCACCAGTCAACGGTAGTCTATGGTTCGATACTTTGACTCAAAGAGTTAACGTCTACTATGGACAATCGTGGATGACCGTTGCAACAATCGATGATACCCTAAATATCCCACAACACATCCACGATACTTCTATTGACGGAACAGGATTTATCGTAACCACCTTTACAAGCGGTGGAAGTTTTAATGATCCTCAGGGATCTCCAATAGACGGCGGAGGACCATCCACAACAGAATGGTCTGTCGTACTTGACGGAGGAAGCCCAGTGGATAATTTTAATTAAAAAGCTGTATAATTAAAATAGTATGGGAAGAACCCATGAGGAGATTATTATAAATGGCAACTAGAATGCAACAGCGCAGAGGAACTGCGGAACAGTGGACATCGGCAGACCCAACTCTTGAAGCTGGTGAAATCGGTTTTGAAACCGACACTGGAAGATTTAAGATTGGTGATGGAGCTAACCCTTGGTCAGACCTAGAGTACTTCCTAACAATAACCGAACTTGGTGGAACCATCGATGACTACATTCCACTAACCCAGAGGGCCGCTGCAAATGGTGTTGCTACTCTAGATGGCACTGTAAACGTTCCATTAAATCAACTAGGAAACATCATCGATGACTCTGCAGGGGCATGGACTACCTGGGGATCTGTCCCAACCATAAACGATATTGCAGCAGCAATTAATAATAATCCAGACTACTTTACCAGTGTTAACTATGACATTGGACTAGTTAATGATTCCATCGAAGGTCTAGGAGATCAAGCTCAGGATCACGAAACAAGACTTGGTGTTGTAGAAACAGCATCTACAGCTAATACCACTGACATTGGATTACTAGAGACAAGAGCTGGAGATCTAGAGACCGCCGTTGGTGACCTAGAGGGCGACCTTTCAACACTAACCAGCACTGTTGGCTCAAACTACACTACTCTAGATGGTAATCTTAGCACCCACAACTCAGATACAACTAACGTTCATGGAATTGCAGATACTACAGCTCTTGCAACCAAAACTGGAACTGAAACCCTAACCAACAAGACTATTTCTGCAGCCGATAACAATGTAACAGTTAATCTAGCAGATGTTATTGATGTAACTGCATCAGTTGCAGAAGTAAACATTCTTGACGGAGCAACCCTTTCAACTGCAGAGCTAAACCATGTAGATGGCGTAACCTCTAATATTCAGACTCAGCTAGACGCTAAGGCTCCTTTGGCAGATCCAACATTTACAGGAACTACCACTACTGCAAATCTTGAAATTACTGGAAACTTGGTTGTTGGTGGAACCACTACAACCGTAAACGCAACTGATCTTGCTATATCAGACCCACTAATTTACATGTCTAGCGGAAACTGGACAACAGACACTGTCGATGTTGGATTCCTTGCTGCTACAGGTGAAGCTGGAGGAACTGAGGGAGACCACAAGCACTCTGGTTTATTCCGTGACGTAAGCGATGGCAAAAAGTGGAAGCTTGTATCAAACGTTCCACACCCAGTATCTAACACTGTAGATTTGACAAACGCTGGATATGATACTCTAAGACTCGGAGGAGTAGAATTCTCTGATGGAGTTCAGGTAAAGCAGGGTGTTCCATCACTTACTGAAATCAATGCACAGACTAGTGCCTACACAACGGTTCTCACAGACCGTGACAAGCTCGTAGAGGTCTCTTCAGCTACTGGTGTGACTGTAACCATCCCTACAAATGCATCTGTTGCATATCCAGTGGGAACATCTATCGATATCCTACAGACAGGTGCTGGTCAGGTTACTATTGCTGGAGCAGCAGGAGTTACAGTTAATTCTACTCCTGGACTTAAGCTACGTACCCAGTGGTCATCTGCTACAATGTTTAAGAGAGCAGAAAATACTTGGGTAGTCTTCGGAGACTTGTCCGCATAATTAACAAATTTAGGAGATATATAAATGGCAGCAAATAAAAGAGCGGGAAAGAAATCTCTTGCACAGAACGACCATCTGGCACCAGCGGCTCCTTTAATTGGAACCGCTACAGATGTTGGAACCTCTAGGGCATTTAACAATGGTGCTGCAACAGTAACCTTTACTGCTCAGGGTCCAAATGCTGCCACTTCGTTTACCGTAACATCATCTCCAGGCGGATTTACAGCAACTGGATCATCGTCTCCACTTACAGTAGAGGGACTGCAGTCAGATACTGCCTATACATTTACTGTAACAGCAGCTAATGCTGATGGAACAAGCCCAGCTTCTTCAGCTTCAGCATCCGTTACAGCTACTACTGTTCCTGCGACTCCTTCAGCACCAACTGCATCTTCCCCATCAGCAGGTGTCGATAGAGTTGAATGGACAGCCCCAGCAAATGGTGGAAAGGCTATTACTGGCTACACCTGGGCATCTGATGACAGCAAAACTGGCACAACCGCAAGCACGACTGTTGATGTTACTCAAGAGCAGGGAACAGCTCAGACATATACTGTTATTGCAACTAATGCTAATGGAAACTCTGGAACTTCAGCTGCTTCTAATAGCATTACCACAACATTCTCATTTGCCCCCTTTGGTGCATTCGGGTTTTCACCATTCGGGTTCTCACCATTCGGATTCTCACCATTCGGATTCGCCCCTTGGGGTGGCGGAAGATATCCAATCTAACAGCCTTTATGCTATAATTTAATTAAGTTATAGAAAAGAGTTGTTATGAAAAGCCCATTACCCAGTTTAAGTAAATCTGCACAGCCACATAAATTCTTTGAGAGATATTTAGACAATGATCTAGACACCTTGTCTCAAGACCTAAGGCTCAGATATGAAAAAATTAAAAACGCAGAGCTAATTGGTGTCACACCATTAACAGAGTATGAGTCTTGGCAGGAATCAAAAAGCGTTTCTACAATGAAGTGGCGTCAGTATAATGTTTTTCAGTTTCACACTCCAGAAATCTATAAGCTTGGGTTAGCCATAAAAGAAATGGCTAAAGAGGCATGCGAGTATTATGGAATAGATTTCGATAGCCAGCAATTCTTAATGCAGGGTTGGTTTAATATAAATAATAAAAAGAATGGCGGAAAGCTTAATTGGCATGACCACGGCCCAGGAGGAGCTCCATTTTTTCATGGATATTATTCAGTAAAGGCAGAGCCATCAACCACCCATTACCTTGTTTTTGACAAAGAGGTCCAAAACATAAATAAAGATAATCGTGCAATTCTTTCTGAAATGGGGCATCCTCATGCTATGGGAGATTGGGATTGGGACGGAGATCGAATAACTATAGCTTACGACCTTCTGCCGTTATCAGAAATTCAAAAGTTTGGCTTAAACGAAGAACAGCATTGGATACCACTAAATTGAACGATGCAAAGCCAGCCCACAAGTTCTTTGATGCCTATCTGGATAATGACCTAGAAGATTTCTATAATTATTTAGACAATCTACTGTCTAGTTTCTTAAACGATAATATTTTAAATATGCCAGCAGAAGAGCTTTCTAATTTTTCTAGGGAGACTGGCGCCCCTACACAGCTAGGTAAGTACTACAACATTTTCTCATTTGAGTATGATGGCATCCAAAAACTACAAGATGCCCTTCGTAACATGGTCGCAGAAGCTTCAGAGTATTACTCAATAGACAAAGGCACAAAGTTTTATCTTAATGGCTGGTTTAATCTAGATCCAAAGACTGACGATGCTAATTTTGGAGTAAATCCATTAAAAAATGAACAGTTTTTTCATGATCACATGGGTGGTCAGGGTAGCCCAGTGTTTCATGGATATTACTGTGTTAATGCAGAACCATCAAAAACATTCTATGACATAGATAAATCTGGTCAGATATTTGAAAACATTAACAAGAACAATCGTGCAATATTGTCAGAAACTGGCCACCCTCACGGAAGGGATGATTGGTTTGAAGAAAAGCCAAGAATCACAATCGCTTATGACATTACTCCTAACTTTTTTGGAGGAACCTGGATTGATCTTTAATAAGATAAAATGCTTTATTTTTGGACATAACCTAATGGTGCAAGAGTGTCCCGTAACAAAGGCTAAACAAGAAACTTGCTCTAGATGCCCAAGCAACAACTCTCACTCAAGGATGTCGTTTAAATGATATTAATAAAGAATTTTATTTCTTCTAAAGATGCTCAGGCTGTATATGAGTATGCAAAGTCTTCTCACTTTCATACAAAAGAAAATCATCCACCACTTCACGACAACCTTTTTAGTCAAGATTCAGTAAGCTTCCACATTAGGACAAGGGGAGAGTTTTCTGATGAGATGCTAGAAATTTTTTCTAAGTATTCTAAAAGATTTTATGAGTCAGTTAAAGAAAACAACAAAAATTTAGAATATTTGCCACCAATGTTTTCAAAGCACTACATCGCAAGGTATATTCCTGAATTTGGGGAGCCAGCCCAAACAGATATCAACAGGCCAGCACATACCCTTGTTGGCTATGTTATTTGGAATAACAACTTCTCTGGCGGAAAGCTTATGGCTGTAAACGGAAACACTCAAGAAGAGTCAGAAATAGATTATTCTCCTGGAGACTTGGTTATCTTTGAAGAAGGTAACATGGAAGATATGAGAAAAATCACTCCAGTAACAGACGGAACGATGTATCTTTCTCAAGCTTGGATGGGACTTAAGGGTCAGTCCTGGTTCCCATCTGTTGACTACGACAAAGTAGAGTGGGACAGCTGGGAGATCAGAGGATTCTAGATTTTTGTGTGGTAAACTAGAGAAGGTGATTTATGTCTACTCCTTCTAGTTTATATGCTGAAAAAATCTTTGCAGAGCATCCAGTAGCTTTCTGGCCCCTTGACGATAAAGCTGATTACGTATCACTTATTTCTGAGCAAAATAGGGACTTGACTCTTTGGAATATTGATAATGGCGTGGCCACAACAGTTGGCAGCATACTAGATGAGCCATTTCCAGAAAGTTTTACAACAGAAGTTGCAGCAGAAAGCCTATCTGAAAGCCTAAGTGTTACTGCCGTTAGCCCAGACATGGTAAATATTTCAGATTTAAACGAAGATCTTTCAACGTTTGCTATTTCTGCTATGCTATACAGTAAAACCCCATATATTTCTGGATTTGAGATTGGGTATGAGTACTTTGATTCTGTCAGTGGATCCTTAGTTCAAAATTTAAAGCTTTTTACATCTCAAATTGCCGATAGCTGGATATTTCTTTCAGAAACATTTTCATTGCCTTCAGACAATTCATCAATTCGAATAGTAATCAGGGCAAACTTCTTCGACGGAGGGACATTAGAAGATCTGTCATTTTTGGTAAATGGAGTTTCCCTGGGGCAATGGTCTGAAGAGTTTACCGCCAGCTCTTTGGGTGTGGTTCCAGTAGAGCTTCCTGTGCAGATTTTTGGTGCCGACAATATACAAGGTATTCCAGCTAAAGCATATGGCCTAGAAGAATTAGATGGATATTATTTAATTAGAAAGAATGCGCTTTCTGCAAAAAATTCTGGAATACCCTTGGTATACGGTGCAACCAATAGCACTATTGTTCAGCAGAGTGGTGGTATAGTCCCATCTTTAATTGTTCCAGGACAAGGGTTTTTAAATAAGTCTGGTCAATATAAAGACTACACATTTGAGTTTTGGGCAAGAATAAATTCCGATACAACAGAAGAAAAAAGAATTTTTGGAAATATTCGTGGTTTAGATGGTCTGTATGTTAAGGGGGCAAGCCTATCGCTAAAGGTTGGCAAGTATATTGTTAGACATTATGTCGGACAGTGGTATAGGCCAATGCTAATTCAAATAAGGTATTCGGCATCATCTGTAAGTTTAGTAATAAATGGAGAGCAGGTAGGAGAGATCTCTATAAATGTTGAAGAATTAGATTTTCCAGAATCAACTACCTTTCTTTCAGAAGAAGTAATGTTAGACAATGATTGGGTTGGGTTTTGGTCTTACGAAGACGTTTCTCCAATAGACCTAGATGGTGTGGCAATCTATGGCTACAAAGTTCCAAACCAAATGGCAAAAAGAAGATTTGTGTATGGCCAGGGGGTAGAGTTCCCAGAAAACATAAATAATGCTTACAGCGGTAGCTCTGTTTTTATTGACTATCCATTTTCCAAATATTCTAAAAACTACAACTATCCTAGCTTAGGAAAGTGGAGGCAGGGGGCTTACGACAACCTGTTGATTGATGGAAACTCTATTTCTTTTCCATCATACAGTGCTCCAGTGGCTAAATTTAACAATAAAACAGAAAGTGAGTGGCTTTTAGACTTAGAAGAGGCCCAAAACGAATCTGACTATTTTATTAAAATAAGACCTAACTCTTCTTGGAGCTCTTCAAGCGGGCACTTATTTTTTGAAAATGCAAATCTTGCAAATGAAGAAATTCGTGGTATATACGTTGTATGCAAAGAAGGGTCCTTGCCATCTTCAGAACAAACCTTGCTAGTTATTGAAGACCGATCATCAGAAACAACTTTTGAGATTAAACTTAGTGCCAGCGGAATAAGCTATGTTATTAATGAAAGGGGAGAGTCTAACTTAATAGCATTCGTATCTAGACCATCTATGGCTGGAATCGGAGAAAAGGGAGCTATCGCATTAGATATAAGAAAGTTTTCAGATTACTATGGCGGTAAGGCTGCTCAATTTTTTGGAAAGCTATCATCTCCATCTGTTTATGTTGGAAGCAGAAAAGACTTCTCGCAGCCGTTCGGCGGCAAGATTTATAGCATTGGCTTTTGCTCAGCAAAAAACCTAAGCAAAATATCATCTGTTTTTGGTCAGGATGGTTTACCACTAACTGATGACTTTGTCGATGGAGCTCTACCACATTTAAGTGTGGCCGATGCTGGTTTGTACAATAACTCTATTTTTGAATTTTTATACGATGGTGGAACACTTAAGGGATACTCGGAGTCAGTTATCAGTAGTCACACACCTAGCTATGGGATAGCTCCTGGAGAAAACCTTTCAGGATTTGGACTCCTTGTAGCTGCAGACTCTTCTTGGCAAGACTATGTGCCACTTTCATTCTTTGCAAAAAATGTTCTAGATCCTAGGGGCGATGAAAAGCTTGATCTAGACTTTATACAGTTTAATATCAATTACCCATCACCATCCCTGTTTGTGCAAGATGAAACTGCAGGAAGCTGGACGTACCAAGAGCTTCAGGATCAGTATTCGAATCCAGTTCAAAGAGGATACGACTCCTTAGATAATCAGTTGGTCACTGGCTATGAGAATTATGAAGATTTAAAAAATAAGTCTGTAAGCTCCTATAAATATGACACGTCTAACTCAGTTGTAAAAACCTACATAACTTTTCAACTTTTAGAAAACGGTGCAAACACGTCAGCTGATAATTTTCCAAATACAGAGCTTGCTCCTAAGGATGGGGTTATATCTCCAGGAGATGACTGGCTAAGCACTAGGTATGAGGTAGTTGACAATATGATCATTTATCCTCCACAGTCTATAGCTTTTGAAGACATAGCTATAGTAACTCACATAGAAATGTCATCAAACAGTATTTCAGATAATCCAATATCTATAAAAGCTTTGGAGTATGCATCAATGTCCCTATCTGAAACTGCTCCAACGTCGATAGGAACAAGGTTTGGAAATGATATTTATCCATACAGAAAAGATGGATTTTACTTTACCTATAAAGAAAAGAATCCATTTTCTATATATAAGGGAAGCACCCCCTACCTTTACCTGACCAGAAATAGCGGTATAACCATGCGTGGATCTTATGACCCACTGGTAAATAGGGGAATCTCGGTGCCTATAAATGAAGCAAAGTCTGACAACTATAAAGTTATTGCTATGCAGCTTGCCATGAGATTTGACCAGGACTTCTTTCCATATGCCCCTACCAAGATATTTGAAATACAGAGCAAAAACTCATACATAAAGTTTTACATGGTTGCTGTAGACTCTGCTGGTAAGCGTGCTAAGGTTTACGCAATTAGTGATGAGGGAAAGTTAGAAAATGGCCTGTCCTTTTTCTTAAATGGAAAGCTTGTTAAAGACCCTATCCTAACTATAAAAGAATGGGCTATGATCGGCATTAGGTTTTCAAATACTCAAGAGTTTGGGAACTATGCTGGTGCACTCAGGTTAACAGCACCATTGACATACAATAACATATCTTATTACAAATCAACAAACCTGCAAGAGGTTCAGACAGTTATTGAGAGACCATGGTTTAAGGTAAAGTTAGCAGAAACTATAGAACTAGAGTGGGATTACTGGAAATTCCCATTTTTATGGGAAAATGTCTTAGTAATTGCAACAACTAGCTATTATGGAGTCAATCCATCCGACATATATAAGATATATACTGGAACAAATAAGATAATCATCGATGATGAGGTCGAGACTAGGTTCGGAGATTACTCATATACGGTTGCTGAGGATATTTCTTGGCGTTCACAAGTATACCAGGCAGTATAATGTGGTATACTTATGGTTATGGAAGATAAATTTGCAGAGGCTCTTGGTAAAGCAAAGCTAACACTGGTAGAGCCAACTGGGTATGCGTGGGGCGTTTACGTCTGGAAAAAGTCTAATGGAAAGTGGTTTACCGACGGTAACGGTAACGTTCTAAACGTTCCAGCAAATAAGGGTGACGAAAATCAGATCGCCAAACTAAAGCAAGCTGCTACTTACCACGGTGAGCCAGACGGAACTCCAATATTTTTCCCAGGAACTGCCAGAATCAGCGATGAGGAATACTCTGAGCAAATGGACAGGATGAAGCAGGGGCTTATCCCATCCATGAATGACCTTGGTGCCGTTATTGCTGCCAAGAAGACTTTAGAGCTTTATGGAGATGAAGAGTAATGTCAGAAGAACACTACATTAGAGATCTTGGACTTCCAGAGACTGGCGATGTTGAGAATGAGTTTAAGTCGAAAGACCCATTTGATAAAGCCTGGAATGAACTTAAAGGGTTAACTGGCTTAGAAAAAAACTTTAAGCGTAGAACAGATAGAATGTCTAAGGCATACGAAACTCAGGTTCCTAAAAGTCTAGATACGTCTAGTCCTGTTTATTTGGACAGTGCCCTAGCTATTAATTCTGGAGTAAATGGAGCTACCTCGAAAGAGATAAATCCAGGAACTGTCTATCGTAATGGTTACGGCATGTTTGACGTAATTACCCCTCCATGGAATCTATATGAGCTAGCAAACTTTTACGACACCTCTTTTGCCAACCATGCGGCAATTGATGCAAAGGTGCAGAATACTGTAGGCCTCGGCTATGACTTTCACGTATCTGACAGAACTCTGATGCTGTTAGAGTCTAACGAAAATGACTCTGCAAGAGAAAAGGCAAGAAAGCGCATCGAAAGAATAAAGATGGAGATGCGTGACTGGATAGAAAATCTTAATGACGAAGAAGCTTTTACAAATATTATGATGAAGGTTCTCACCGATTATGAATCTACTGGAAATGGCTATCTTGAAATTGGAAGAACTACCCGTGGGGAAATCGGGTACATCGGACACATTCCAGCAACTACAATGCGTGTCCGTAGACTAAAGGATGGCTTTGTTCAGATTATAGGAAATAAGGTTGTTTACTTTAGAAACTTTGAAGCAACCAATGCTAACCCAATTACAGAAGATCCAAGACCAAATGAGATCATCCACTTCAAGCAGTACTCTCCATTAAACACATACTACGGAATTCCAGACATTATGTCTGCAGTTTCTTCTTTGCATGGAGACCAGCTTGCGTCTCAGTACAATATCGATTACTTCAGCAATAAGGCTGTTCCTAGATATATCTTTACCCTAAAGGGTGCCAAGCTTTCTTCTGAGGCAGAGGACAAGCTATTTAGATTTATGCAGACTAATCTTAAAGGGCAGTCTCACAGAACCCTCTACATCCCATTGCCAGGTGACACTGACCAAAACAAGGTAGAGTTTGAGATGAAGCCAGTCGAAAACAATGTTCAAGAGGCATCCTTTAATGACTATAGACTAAGAAACCGTGACGACATCCTTGTTGCACATCAGGTGCCACTATCTAAGATAGGTGGATCCGATGCATCTAACATAGCTGCTGCTCTTTCTCAAGATCGCACATTCAAAGAGCAGGTAGCAAGACCTTTACAAAGAACTGTCGAAAAGCTTATTAATAGAATAGTAAAAGAAAAAACGGATGTTCTAGAATTAAAGTTTAACGAGCTAACTTTGACAGACGAAATAGCCCAGTCTCAGATTCTAGAGCGTTATGTTAAGACTCAGATTATGGTTCCGAACGAAGCTAGAGAGGTTCTTGGTTTGCCTCAAAGGCCAGACGGAGACGATCCTTTTGAGATGTCTGCCAGACAGACTGCAGACTCTAGGGCAAACTTGGCTGGTAACCGCCAGAGGGACGCCGAGAGAACAAATAACCAATCCGACAGCACGGCTACCATATCAGGTAGAAATGCTCAAGGAGAGGGCCGCTCTTCAGAATAAAATCTGATATAATGGTCCTTTATCTATAAAATATAACAATTTGATAAAAAAGCGATATAATTGGAATAGAATGACTATGTCAAAAGCGCAATGGGATATGGATGGCGACAGTGTAAGACTGTCTATGCCATTTAGTAAGGTTGACCAGGAACGAAGGATCGTTTCAGGATTTGCCACACTTGACAATGTTGACAAGCAGGCAGACATAGTTACTACAGAAGCTAGTGTAAAGGCTTTTAAGAAATTCCGTGGAAATATCCGTGAGATGCACCAGCCACTATCTGTTGGCAAAATGGTTAATTTTAAAGAAGAGAAGTTCTTCGATGCAGACACCAAAAAATTCTATTCTGGAGTTTTTGTTTCTGCGTATATTTCTAAGGGTGCACAAAATACTTGGGAAAAGGTTTTGGACGGAACTCTTTCTGGATTTTCAATCGGTGGCAAGATGAATAAGTGGGATGACGGATACGATGAGTCAATAGATAAATCAATCAGAATCATCAAAGACTACGATCTTGTAGAGCTTTCTCTTGTAGACAATCCAGCCAACCAGTTTGCTAATATCCTTTCTATTGAAAAGGTAGACGGAGTAGACATGATCAAGGGAGAGAACCTTGACGTAGAATTTGAAAATGTTTTTTGGGACGTGTCGAACGGAATCGTAAAGGTTTCATCTGAAGAGTCTGAAGAGAGTCCAATAGATGGATCTGCAATGAAGAACATAGGTTTCGTTGAAAAAAACGACAGCGAAAAAACAGAAATGATAAAGTTCTTAGTTGATAGTGCTAAAGGCATTAATACTTCTAAGATTAACAGGGAGGGAAATCCTATGAATGAAACAACTGAAGATGTCGTAAAAAACGACGAGGTAGTTGAAGAAGCACAGGTCGCTCCAGAGGCAGATGCCACAACTGAAGATGCAGTAGAAAAGTCTATGGACAACGACGAGACCAAATCTGAAGAGAAATCTATGGATGAAGAAGAAGTCAAGTCCGCTGATATGGATGAAGACGAGATGAAGTCTGAGGACGAAATGAAGTCTGAATCTGCACCAGAAGTCGATGAGGTATCTAAGTCGGAAGAAGTAATTGCTAATGCAGTTACTGAAATCCAGAGTACTCTAACATCAGCCTTTAGCGATCTAGCCGAAACTGTAAAGTCTTTGCACGAACAGGTTTCGGAACTAAACAAATCTCTTGGTCTTGTCAAGGGCGAGCTTTCATCCGTAAAGGGTGAACTTGCGCAGGCAGCATCAGAGTTTGACAATTTTGGAAAGCGAGTTGACGCCGTTGAGGCAGATACTGCTTTTCGTAAGTCTGGCGATCTAGGCGAGATCGTACAGTTTCAACCAGAAAAGGTTGAGAAATCCCTATGGGGCGGACGTTTCCTCAAAACTGCCGATTTATTCAAATAAACAAAATCACTTAGGAGGTGACAATATGTCGGAAGAGATTATTAAGAATCAGCCAGGAGAAACTGGTGAACTAGGTGGCACAGCCTCTGGTACTTTCCAAGGTCAGGGTGCGTTTGCATCTGGTGGTATTGGTGGAGTAACAGATCCAGGTGCTAACACACTGGGTAACATCCCAAACGCTGAATATGGTCTAACTACTGGACCAAACGCTGTAAATCCTTCGGGTGATGCAGGCAGTGGTATTCTACGCCCTGAACAGGCACGTCGTTTTATTGACTACGTATGGGATGCAACTGTACTCGCCAAGGATGGTCGTCGTGTAACTATGCGAGCCAACACCATGGAACTTGAAAAGGTTAACGTTGGTGAGCGTGTAATTCGTGCCGCAGCTCAGGCTGTAGGTGACTACACAAACGCTGGCGCTCAGTTCTCAAAGGTAGAACTAACAACAAAGAAGATCCGCCTAGACTGGGAAGTCTCAGCGGAAGCTCTCGAAGATGGTATTGAGGGGGCTGCACTAGAGGATCACTTGGTCCGTCTAATGACAAATGCCTTTGCCAATGACATCGAAGACCTAGCCATTAATGGTACAGGAGCGGGTTCAGACCCATTCCTTTCAATCATGAACGGTTTTGTCAACAAGGTAAAGACTAACGGAGATGCACACGAAGCGCTGGTAACAGTAGCAGACAATGCATGGACTCCAGAGGTTATGCAGCAGATTGTTCTAGCTCTGCCACGTAAGTACCGTGCAATCAAGTCTAACTTGAAGTTCTATGCAGGTACCGATGCGTTCCAGGGTATCGTAAAGAACAACGGAACACTATCTGACGCAATTGCTGAGGCTCTTGGAAAGAACGGTAACACTGCGGCTAACACCCAGGCTTACCTAGATGGACAGGGTCAGACATTTGGTGGTGCTCGCACTACCCGTGTTCTAGGAATTGACGTTCAGGAAGTTCCTTACTACCCAGATGGTTACGTAGACCTTACATTCCCACAGAACCGTGTGTGGGGATTCCAGAGGGACATCACAGTTAACCGTCAGTACCAGCCAAAGAAGGACACAATTGAATACACTGTGTTCATTCGCTTTGGTGTACAGTGGGAAGAAGAGGACGCAATTGCGTTCGCTGACGCAGCTGCTGACAGCTAAACCATAGAAACAAATTGAGGGGGCAGGGGCATCTAGCTCCTGCCCCTTTATTCATTAATCTGATATAATTAAATAAATAGAAGGAGACACTATGTCCGAAGAAAATAACAGCGAAGAGCTTGCTTCTGAAATTTTAGAAACTGAAGATGAGCTAGTTCTAGAAGAAAAGCCTGAAGTTAAAGAAGACCTTTCCGAAAAGGTTGAAGTCAAGCAGGCTGTAGAAGTTAAGCCAAATACAGATAATGTTATTACCAATGAAAAGCAGAGCACTTCTTTGGGGGATGGCACCGTTGCTGGAATTACCTCTGTTGCTAACGGAGTAATTGGAACAGGCAAGGTTGCAAGAAAGCCAAAGGCTGAGCCTGTAAATACCAAGCCAAAGGTTGAAAAGGTTGCAATCTATTCAACAAAAAATGTAACCTGGAGCTCAGTCGGAAAAGTTTATAAGGGCTATAATCTTGTTACACCAGAACAGGCTGAATCTTGGCTATCTCGTAGCCATGTTAGAACAGCAACTCCAGAAGAGGTTGCAAGGGAGTTTGGCAAGTAAATGCAAATTTTGAGAGTTCCGCCATATAATACAGATGTCACAATTTCTGTTAGTTCAACTGGAACTAGCTACGAATACACCATTTTGGATATGGCGGACTCCTCAACTATTTCTGGAACTGCAACATCAAACTCATCTTCAAATGTAACTCTGTCCTTGCCATCAAGATATGACAACACTTACACAATTAATATCGACGACGAAGAATACATTGTTGAAGTCGTTAGGCCGTATGTCGACCCAAACACAAAAGGCGAGACAGCTACCGAGATAGAGAAGTATGCAAAAAATGAAGAGCTAGCCAGAGCAATCATTGATTCTGTAGTCTCAGATGGGTTTTACTATAGGAAAAAGTCTTATTCCACAGTCGGTCTCGGTGCCGATCTTTTGCCAATCTGGGATGACGTAAAAAAGCTTTTGAAGCTATATGAAAATAATATCTTGGTGTTTGATTCCTCGAATCCAGATATCTATACCGTTAAGTACGAGATAGATAAGAGTAGGCTTGGAGTCCAAGAGTCCACTACTGAAATTATTAATAGAAATGAGTCTGCCCCGAACATCCTTCCAGCTGGTGGCTCCGACATGCTAGATCTTAATTTTTCCTTTAGGGGCTTCCCCAAAGGATTTGACTATACCATTATTGCTGAATTTGGTTATGCAAAAATTCCATCAGACATTGTAAGAGCAACGGAGCTTCTAGTAGAAGACATTGATTGTGGAAAATTAGACTATTACAAGAGATACATTTCTGACTATAGCACAGATCAGTTTAAGATCAAATTTGATGCAGGCGTTTTTGATGGAACGGGGAACATTTTAGTGGACAAGATACTTTCTAAGTATCACAGGCCCATTAAGTCATTAGGAGTTTTTTAATGGCATGCGGAGACAAGACAGACTTCATGTTTCCCATGGAAGCAGACATTTTTTACCCAATAGTTGAGCAGACAGCTTTAGGAAATGTTAAGAAAAGTTGGATCCTAGACAGGACTATTGCCTGTAATTTTAATACTGCTGGTACAGCATGGAAAGAAGAAATTAAGCCAAACGTTGATATAACTCAGGACAATGTTCTAATTGGAAGAGCCAGAGAAGACATAAGAATATCAAGCAGGAAGTCTGAGAATGCAATTACAAATGTAATTATCACAAATATCCGTGACAAGAACTGCAACCCTTTATACACAGAAACAGCTGGACCAAGAAAGGGAAAGTCTACTATTTTTGAAGTGGCAACAAACCAGCCATTCGTTGGTCCTTTTGGAAATGCTGAATATTATAAGATTATTATTCGTAGGTCAGAAAACCAGGGGGCTGACGTATAATGATTAGGCTAAAAGTTAATAATAAAAAGTTTATGCGTGATATGGATAATATGGTTGACTATACTTTTGGGTTTTTAGATGGTGTAAAAAGAGGCCTACCATCTTTTTTAAAATCATTTGGAGAAACATCCTTGGTAGCATTAAAGCAATATATAGATTCGAACGCTAGGGTAAACCCTCAGTTGCTACACCACGTATACGAATGGAACCAGACGGGTTCCCCAGATGCAAGATTATTTAATCTAACTTATACAGTCAAAGGAAATGGCCTTTCTTTCAATTCTAAGTTTAAGCAGTCGAGAGCTATAAAAGATGGATCTACTGTTCCATTTTACAACAAGGCAGAAATAATGGAGAATGGCATACCAGTAACAATAGTTCCTAAACAAAAGGTGCTTGCGTTTGAGGATGATGGCGAAGAGGTTTTTACATCTGCTCCAGTTACAGTAGATAATCCAGGTGGTATGGTACAGGGAGAATATGAAAGAGTGTTTGATTCATTTTTCTCTAGATACTTTAGGCAGTCTTTTCTAGAGTCAACTGGTATAGCAAACTATCTTCGCAACCCAGTTGATTTTAAAACTAATTTTAGCTCTGCTAAGCGTGGCGGTAGATCTCGTGGCATTGCTGTTGGGCTTAATTGGATTAGAAAGGCGGGTGTCTTATAATGGCATACTCTTACCCACCAATATTTATTAATGACTATCTCTCGGAAAAGATCCCAGAAATTTTGGGTCCAGAAAGATTTAATGGTAGTATAATGAGGTTTTTCCCTACAGCCCCAACAGACCTTCAGGCACTAACTGAGAATTTCCCAGACGCATCGGCTGATGTTTTTGCGGTATATGACAGAATGTTTAAGATGAGAAGGCGTGCCTTCCCACACATTAAGGATGAGCAGCTACTTTACTACTTCTATAAGATGCATAGCGACTCTGAGGCACTTGTTTTTGCAACCCAGGTTGTTCAGGATCTTCTAGATCGTGGCGATGAATCAGCAGAAGATCTTAATGCTTGGATCGTAAATAGTCCAAATTATAACCCAGTAACCAAGCTTTATAAAGGTGAGTTTTTACCAGTATATTTTCACGACATCAAAATCTATCAACTAGAGGAAACCAGGGATATTATTGACTTTGGTACTGCCAGGACCTATGCTGGAAACAAGATTATCATAGATTATTGCTATCACACCAAGGGATATTCTCAGGGAAACGTCTCCTACAATACTACCAATCTATAAAAGGGTGCTATAATTAGCTTGAGGAAACAAAGCCCTCTTATCCATAAAACGAAAAAGAGGTGAAAAATTATGGCATATACACGTGGTAATAGCTCACAAATTATTGTTGGTGCAGCTGCTCTATTTACTTACGAAAACGGTCTTTTGACAGACGGTGATCTACCAGCATATACAGACGACGTATCGTACAAGACAACCTTGTCTGACGATGCTGACTTCCGTAACGTTGGTTACACAATGAATGGTCTTGAGATCGTATTCCAGCCTGACTTCGGAGAAGTCCAGGTTGACCAGGTTCTAGATGTTGCTAAGCTATACAAGCAGGGTATGCAGGTTAACCTGAATACTGCTTTTGCTGAAGCTACACTAGAGAATCTTCTATTTGCACTAGCTGCAAAGGATGATGACCTAACTACTGTTGCTGGAAACCCAACAATGAACCTGTCCGCAGGTGACATTGGAGAGTGTCCAGTAGAGCGTGGTCTAGTAGCTGTCGGCCCAGGAACTGGTGACTGTGCAGCATCTGACCAGATTGAACGTATTTACGTTGCTTACCGTGCACTTTCTATTGAGAGTGTTACTGTAGGCGCTAAGCGTGACGAAGCAACAATGTTTGAAGTTTCGTTCCGTTTGCTTCCAAATGACTCAGCGTCATACGGAAAGATCGTGGACCGTACAATCCCAGCAAGCTAATAGCTTAAATATAATTAAATAGAACTGCCCTGGCATTAAGTTGCTGGGGCAGTTTGCTTTTGGTATAATAGAGCCATGGCAACTAGAGTATACGAGACATCTGTTATTGAGCTATTCGATGGTAATACCATTGAAATATCCCCACTTAAGATAAAATATTTGCGTCAGTTTATGGATGCTTTTGAGTTTGTCAAAACAGCAAAAACTGATGATGACGCCATATTCTTTCTTTCTGAGTGTGCCAGGATATGCATGCAACAATATTACCCACCAATAAAGACCATGTCTGACCTAGAAGAAAGCCTTGACCTAAACTCAATATATAAAATTATAGACGTAGCCGCAGGTATTAAAATAAAAAAGGAAAGCGACAAAGAAGTAAAGGAACAGGCTGTTTCAAGCGGTGCAGACTGGTCTGGATTAGATCTTGTAAAGCTAGAAGCCGAGGCCTTCTTGACGGGCATCTGGAAAAATTATGAAGAGATGGAATCCAATATATCTATGCCAGAGCTAACGTCAATGCTAGAGACTAAAAGAGAGCTAGACTATCAAGAGAAAAAGTTTTTTGCGGCAATTCAGGGAGTAGATTTAGATAAGCAAACTGGAAGACAAAACAGCAATGCTTGGGAAGAAATGAAAGCTAGAGTATTTAGTAAAGGCAAGGCTAAAGACTCAAATGACATTACTGCACTTCAGGGGTACAATGCACAGAAGGCAGGATTTGGAATAGGCATGGGCTTGGGTTACGAAGATTTAACTAAAAAATAGCCCTCTTTGTGATATAATTATCAAAGCCACAAAAAACCTAGGAAGGAACTATTACTATGGCAACTACAGTAAACGAAGAAAAAAAGGTAACATTGCTAGATGGTCAGGAGATCCAGATCAGGCCTCTAAAGATTTCTCTTTTGAGACCATTCTTGAAGAAGTTTCAGGAAATTCAGGAAGTTTCAGAAGACAACGAGAAGTCTATGAATCTCCTTATCGAGTGTGTTCAGATTGCTATGCAGCAGTTTAAGCCAGAGCTAGCAGGGGATGTAAAAGTTTTGGAAGATCTACTAGACCTTCCAACAGTGTACAAGATTGTTGAAGAAGCATCGGGGAACTCAAGTATCTTCGGTAGAATAAACAACTAAATATGGACTAGCGGCTAGGAGGTGCTAATGCATGGCTGATGATATCAGATCAGACATTATAATTAATGTTGACACATCTGTGGGTATAGCAGAAATAAAAAACCTGCAGAGGCAGATATCTCAGTTAAACGCTCAGCTTCTCAAAAGCGGGGCACAGCAGGCAGCATCCGCACAAAACATCCAGCGCAATTTAATAAATAATATAAATGCAACTGGACAGTTTGCCGCTAGTGTAAAAAATATATCTACAACTGCAGAGTCTTTTACTACTGCACTTGAAAGAAACAAGCTCTCCATGGGAGAGTACTTTAGGTATGCTGGAGCATCCACAAAAACTTTCGGTAGATTATTTAGAAGTGAATTTGACACAATTGAAAAGGTCGCTCGTGAAAGAGTAAAGACCCTACAGACGCAGTATGTTAAGCTAGGCCGTGACGGCAGTGGTGCAATGAAGGCCATTGCTGTTCGGCCTTTAGCTTTAGACATGGAAAACCTGGCAACCAAAACTGCCATCGCTGCTCAGAAGCAACAGTTATTTAATCAGCTTGTAAAGCAAGGATCTACCAACCTTCTAAACTTTGGTAAAAATACTCAGTGGGCTGGTCGCCAGCTTATGGTTGGTTTCACAATACCTTTGGCTATCTTTGGATCTATGGCCGTTAAAGAATTTGAAAAAGTTGAAAAGCAGGCCATACGTTTTAAGCGTGTTTATGGAGAAGCCTTTGATACCGAAGAGGCAACTGATAAAGCCTTAGAGGATATGAAGAGGCTTGCAGATGGATTTACAAAATATGGTATTGAAGTAAATAAAACTTTGGAGCTAGCCGCAGATGCAGCTCAGATGGGTTTGACAGGTGCTGCTCTTAGAGCTCAGGTTACAGAAGCCACAAGGCTTGCAGTATTAGGTGAAGTAGATCAGCAAGAAGCTTTAAGAGCCACAATATCAGTTACAAATGCATTTGGGGTCGCAGCCGAACAGCTAGCTGGAAAGATTGACTTCCTAAACTCTGTAGAAAATGAAACAGTAACTGCCATCAACGACCTGACTATTGCAATTCCAAAAGCAGGTCCTGTCGTAAAGCAGCTTGGTGGAGATGTAGAAGACCTAGCGTTCTTCCTGACAGCCATGAAGGAAGGTGGAATTAATGCCTCCGAAGGTGCTAACGCCCTAAAGTCTGGTCTTGCAGCTTTGATCAACCCTACAGGAAAAGCAGCAGAAATGCTCAATGGCTTTGGTATAAATGTCAAGGGTATTGTTCAGGCAAATAAGGGAGATGTCAAAGGCATTGTAATTGGCTTTGCGCAAGCCCTAGACACTCTAGATCCTTTAAATCGTGCAAGGGCTATTGAGCAGCTGTTTGGAAAATTCCAGTTTTCACGTCTATCTACTTTGTTCCAGAACGTTATCAAGGATGGCTCTCAGGCACAAAAAGTTCTAAAGCTAGCAAATGCTACGTCTGAGGAGCTTGCAATTATCTCTGAGCGAGAGTTAAAGAGAGTTGAAGAGTCTCCACTATTTAAATTTCAAAATCAACTTGAAAAGTTTCAGGCAGCACTAGCTCCTGTCGGAGCAGAATTCTTAAAGGCGATTACCCCACTAGTACAGTTTGGTGCAGAAGTCTTAAAGAACTTTAATAACTTAAGTGACGGCGCAAAGCAGTTTGCTGTTGTAGCTACCACACTAATTGGTGGTATTGGACCAGTCTTCTTAATGATGTTTGGTCTTATTGCTAACGGAGCCGCAAACTTAATTAAGCTTTTTGCAAACGTTATGGGGGTATTCTCAAAAACTGGGCAATCCTCTAGAAGCCTGGGAATTTCAACAGACTACATGACACAGCAACAGCTAGAAGCTAACGCTGTAGCCTCCTCACTAAACCAGTCACACTCAAGATTAATCCAGACTTTTGCAGTGGAGGCTGGAGCTGTTGACAGACTGGCTTCTTCTTATGCAAGAGCTGTAGTTCAGCAGTCAAGACTTCTTGGAAGAAATCCTGAAACTGGTGCTCCAGTTATGCCAAGGGGCAAAACTCCAAAAAAGTATGCATCTGGAGTTTTATCTGTTCCTGGTCCAAAGGGAGCTGGAGATGTTGTTCCAGCTATGCTCTCACCAGGAGAGGCTGTTATTCCAGCAAAACAGGCAAAGAAATATCGTGGACTAGTATCATCCATGATTTCGGATAATATTCCTGGGTTCCGATTTGGGTTTAATCCATTTGCATCTATGCTGAGCCGATCTAACGTTGCAACAAGAATGAGGTCTGAAGACTTTGTACGGGCTTTACGAGCTAATGGAAAAGGTGGAAAGTATCAGAGCGCATTTGATACCCAGTCTGGAGCAGACTATTTAACTAAATATGGAATATTGAATCCAAGACAAAAGCAGGCTAGATCGGACATGGAAAGAGATCTGTTTGGGCTAGATCCAAAATCAACCTCTTCTTCAAAAAGACCAACTTACGGCTATGCAAAAACCTCAATTTTGCAATCTTTAATTAATAGAGTATTTGGAATTAAGGGAAAGAACTTTAACTCTCTTACTACTAATCCTAGCGAAAAATCTTTAAGCAGGTATGGCAATATAGACCTTATCACAAAATCTGCTGTAGCTAGAAGATCGTCTGCATATCCTAACGACACATTGATGGAATATGTTAGAGCAAAGAATTCTGGCCTCAGTTTGGGAAGAATCCAAAGTTCAATGCGTCCAGCACCAATGCGTGGAGCATCTTCAAAACAGCTAGGGTCATTTGAAAGACTTGGAATGCCATTTGGTAGTAATTTGGTTCCAGGAACTAAGAATCAGTATTCGATAAACCCAAGATCTCCATACATAGAAACACACACTCCAGGCGGGTTTGGGTTTAAAGAAATAGACAAGATTATTGCACGTGATCCAGCTATTGCAAAACAGCTAAAGGCTGAGTTGCGAGCTGCAGGCCTGGCAGGCGTACGTGTATCTGGCTCTGGATTTGTTGCAAGATTGTTTAGGGGCATGGGAGTTCCTGGATATGAAAATGGAACATCGTCAGCTCCTAAATCATTTGAATTTGACAGAAGCTTCTCTATTGATAGCGCCCACATGTCGGCTTCTCCAGAAGGCAGGTTGAGCAGAAAACAAGTCACTGAAATCTTCGATAGAGAAATTGAGCAAGGTGTCAGATCTGGAGCTTTGGCAAGAATGGGGCTAGACCCAAACCAAATGAGGGCAGACTTTAAAGCTGAACTCAGCAAGCTAGGTGGAACAGAGTTTAAGCTTTTCTCAAACATGGTAGAACCACTGCAGGCCGATGCAAATAGAGCAACATCTAATATACGTTCAGAAGCAATGACTGGAAAGGGTTACTTGGCTGCACTCCGCCGTATGCCCAGAGGTCTTTTTGGTTCTGGAATATTGTCTAGGCTTCCTGAGGGACACGGCATATCTGACAGGCAGATAAAGTCCTATGCCCTTAATCTTGACAAAGCAATGAGGTCTGAGCTCAAGTCTTCATTTAATCGTACAGTAACAGAGGCGGACCTTCAAGATATGTACGAAAGGGCCGAAACAAAAGCAGTTAGAAAAATAAAAAGTCCAGCAGCAAAAACAATGATTCAAGATCTTAATTTGCTTGGTAGGCTAAGAACATCGGTAGCAAAGCCTGGTCAAGGGGCTAGCAGTAGGGGTAAAGAGTACAGCCCAATTTTTGGAAATGTAAGGGATAGGCTAATAGGTGCCAGAAGAGGCGGAAATTCTCAAAGAATCTTTGGAGCTAGCTTTGTAGATAAATTTGAAAGAAACTTCTTGTCTCAAGGATCTGTAAAGTTACCAGAAGAGCTTAGAAGTCGTGTAAGAGAAAGGTACAACTCTCTTTCTAAAAAAGAAAAATTTGCATTTTCAAACAGACTAATTAACTCTATTTATCAGGTTGGTCGACCAGATGTACTTAAGGCTCAAAAAGAAAGATTTGAGTCTGTGGAAAAATTGCTCAAAGAAAAGTCTTATGGTCAACTATCTTCAAAAGCAGAAAAAGAAGTTGCCAAGCCTCGGCGATCTCAAAAGTCCAACACTAGCGAAAAGCCTATAGCTCCAACTCAAAAAACTATAAGTCAACTAAGCAAAATATTAAGTGCTGGAAATAGCATTGCTGGATCTCAAAAAATGCCAGCAGTTGCACCAGCTAAAACTTTTTCTGAAATGGTTATGGGGATGCTTGCAAGAAGGTTTGGCAGAAACAAGTTTGCGACTGGTGTAGTTTCAGTACCAGGACCAAAGGGCAAGGGCGACGTAGTTCCAGCTATGCTTTCTCCAGGGGAAGCGGTCATACCTACAAAGATGGCAAAGAAGTATTCCCCACTAATTAGCTCTATGATTTCTGATAATATTCCAGGGTACTTTGATGGCTATGATCCACTTAATGATCCTTTTAGAACTCCTTCTACAAATACTTTTGCTCCTCCCAAATTTGACGGAGATCCTTTTGGCTCTTCCGCCCAAGCAGACTCAGAAGAAAATAAGCAAGCCAAAAAATCAGGTAGGATATTCCGCAAAGAAGCGTTTGCTCCTCGTGTTCTTGCTGCTAGCGGAAAGCAGATGGGGTCTGCAGTCGCCACTGGGCTAGGATCAGGACTAAGGGCAGTAGGAAATGCTATTGCTAAGCCAATAGGGTCAGCTATTGGAACCATGGCTGGAAATCAGGTCGTTGATGAAAATGGAAAGGTTATCAACCAAGCTGCATTAGATAGAAAAGAAGCAAAAAGACTCGAAGCCGCAGGGCTGACACGTGGTCCAAGGGGTGGATATAAAGATGCTAACGGAAACCGCATAAGCAGACAACAGGCCCAAAGCAGGCTAGCGGCTTCCAGATCTGGAATGGATCCAAAGCAAAGGTTTGCACAAGGCGCCCAGCGTATCGGCATGATTGGTATGGGTGCAAGCATGGCTACTGGTGCGGCTATGATGCTACCAGGAGAAGCTGGAAAGGTTGCTCAAGATATAGCTCCAGTTTTGCTTGGTCTATCAACCTTAGCCATGTTTATTCAGGGGCCAGTTAGCGCAGCCTTGATGGCATTAGTTGCAGCTGTAGCTTTGCCTATGTATGCCGCCTATAAGCTAGATGAAGCATTTAAAGCAGCACAAAAGAGTGCTCTTGATTTAAGTGGTAGCTTAGGCGCAGGCGACGCAGCCCTTCAGAAGTTTGCCAAGTTTGCTGGTAACGCAACTGCAAGTGAAATTATGGATAAAAGAAGGGCAGGCTCTTTGAGCCAATTCCAGACTGCAACAGGAAAGACAACTTTTGGAGAAGCTTTTGTTCAAACTGAAGAGGGAAAGACAGCGATAGGTGATGTTACAAAGTCACTTTCAACTAACGGCCGTGTAGCCACCCAATCACAATTAGTTAATCAAATGGCTACAGCAGTAGCCTCTGGAGCTATGTCTGCAGCTGAGGCAAGATCTGTTGTCGCAAATATTTCAAAAGAAATGGGAGACTACGCTCTTGGAATTCAGGTAAACGCACAATTAATTAATATCCTTGGACCAAATGGAGAAAACCTAGCTAAGGACCCACTTAAAGTAAGGCTTGAAATACTAGAAGATCAACAGGAGCAAGTTAAGACAACGATGGACCTTGCTAAAAAATCAATTGAAGGAACTGACTGGAATGCGATTGGCACCATGGTTGGGGGTGCTGCGGCTGGCGCTGGTATCGGTGCTGGTATTGGTGCAGCTATTGGAACTGCAATCCTTCCAGGAATCGGAACTGGTATTGGTGCTGTAGCTGGAACTATTATTGGTGGAGTCAGCGGCGGAATTACTGGATATGTTGCAGGGTCAACAGGCAGGAAGGAAGATCTTGGGCTAGCTTCTGGCGCTGCTGTAGCAATGCAACAGATGGCATTAGAACAGCAACAGCAGATGTCCGACTCTTTAGAGTTAGAATACGAGCAAAGGATAGCTAATGCTGAATCTGCTGGAGACTTAGTAAAAAAGGCCAAGCTCCTCAAAGAATTAGAAGATGCAAGAGTAGATATTTTAACTCAAAATCAAAAACTAACTACTGGAATTATGGAGAGCTACAAAACAGCAAGTCCAGAATTACAAGATGCCTTAATGACTGGTGCAAAAACTTCTGTCACAGCTGCATATAAAGATACTCCAATGGCAGCAGTTGCAGCTCTTGGATTAAAGAATTTGGAATCGTCTAATCTGACACCAGAGAAAAAGTATCTAGTTACAATGCAGCTTGCATCTAAAGAGGTTGACCCAGTACAGCTTGTCAATATTCTTTCAATGCCAGAATCAACACAAACAAGAACTGTAAATATTATTACAAAATATGGCGGAGCCTTTGCAAATCAAGTATCTGCAATGACTCAATTTTTTACAGATCCAGTAACTGGAAAGCCAATAGATAGCGTCGTTTCCTCATTTGTTGCTCAAGTTGACGGGGCAAAAACTTCAAAAGAAGCTGCAGATATAATTGACTTTTATACAAAGGTAACTCAGGCATCTGGAAAAGATGCTGCTTTTGCAGTAGACTTCTTTATTAAAAATCCAACTGCAGCTAAAAAACTTCAGGGAATGTATGATGAAATAGATAAAATAAAGGGCCCTATTACTGTTAAAGTTGTAGCAGATATAGTCGGTGCAGAAAACTTAAACTTAGTTGGTCAGGACATAGCAGAGTTTGAAAAACTCACAGAAGAGGGCAAAGAAATCTTCTTGAGAACGTATGCAACAATAATAAGCTCAGTCAAAACAGTTCACGATCCAAAAGTTCAGGCCTGGTTAAAATCAGAAGGTGCTGCGTGGGCAAACTCTCCAGACCCTATAATCTTAAAAGAGTATGCAGAAGCTATGTCTTTCCAAAAAGCTGAAACTGGAAATGCAGATATGACCCTCGGAGACTTTGATCCAAATGCTAAAACTCCACCTACAGGCGGAGCGAAGCAAGACCCTTACGAAGAGCCGTTGCAAAGGCTTAGAGAAATACGTGAAGCAGCAGTAAAAGCAACTGGTGGAATTACAGAGCTTAATAAGTGGCTCGGCGGAAATAAAAACATGAAGCAGTTTAAGGGTATTGAGCAGCAGCTAATTGGCCGAGGAGTTAACAGGACCTTCATTGATTACTTACTAGGACTTGATAAGGATATTCAAGATAAGTTTATAAGAGTTAAGAATGGAATCGTTACACTTAAAGAGGCTGGCAAAAACATGGCCAAGGTATTTAATGAAATTGCCTTGGGAGAGTTCCAGGTTGGACTTAAAGAAGCTTCCAGAGACGCCCTGAACCAGTCAACGGCATTCAACAAGTTAGTTGCTGCAGGTATGTCTGTGGCAGAAGCTCTGAAGGCTATAGAGGACCCAGCCGTTGCAGCTGCAATTGCCTCAAAAGACATAAGCTCTAAAGAGCTTAAGCAGTTAGGAAAGGATGCTAATGATTCAGCAGCTAAGGTAGGCCTAGTAGCATCAAGACTCCAGCTGATTGAAGATATTCAGCAGGCTTCAGGCGAAAGCGCAATGAAGAATGCTTTTAGCACAAACAATACTAAGTTTACAGAGTTACAGCAAGCAGCAATTGAGTTCGACTCAACACTTTCAGAAACATACCAAAAGTTCTTGAGCGGTATGATAACAGAACTGCCAGCAGAATTTGCTACACGTATGCAGCAAGTAATTAACGACATTGACTTTAAGCAATCTGTTTTTGATGATGGCTTTAACAAAGCAATGGAAGCCTTCTCTGCGCAAGAAGAAAAGCTTCAGATTGATATGGAAATTAAGCTAAAAGACTTTAGTATTGCTGGTGTGGCTCAAAAGGGTGCTAGAGAAATATTGGCCCAGGCTCAAAGAGAAATAGCTGCACTACAATTCCAAATGGATAACCTTCAGGCTGGTATCCAAGAAATTGAATGGCAAGAAGATTCTGTTAATGAAAAGTACGACAAGAGACTAGATGCGCTAGATAAAATTGAAAAGGCAAACGATGCAATTTCCGCACAGCAGAAAACACAGATCTCTCTTGCCGACGCACTAAGCCAGGGAGACATTGCAGCAGCAGCAAGAGCAGCCCAGGAGATGAGGGCTCAATCTGCTCAGGGTGCTATTGGAACTCAGAGAGATATGCTAGAGGCGTCAAGGCAAGGAGCCCTAAGCAACCTTAGGTCTTCTGGCGGTAAATCTAGAACAGAGCTAGAAGCAGAAATTCTAAGAGTTGAAAAAGAAATCTTTAAGATTGAAGAAACAAGGTTAGAGCCAGCAGCAGAAGCTGTTCGAATTGCTGAGGCAAATCTTGCTGTAGCTACCGAAGCCCTAACAGTCCTTAACAAAACAAAGCTTGAATGGACACAGATAAAAAACGGCATTGACTTAGCAGTTACTTCTAGCCAACCCTTCAAGGATGCCATGCAAGCAGCCCTAGATATTGTTAAAGACATTGTGTCTCACTGGAATAGTCTTGGGTCAAAGACTCTGTCAGCAGCTCTTCCACCAGCTCCTGCCACATCCACCAGAGAGTCGGTAACTTACGATCCTACTCGTGGGTATTTTGTTCCTGTGGCAGATGCTAGGGTAAATACTGGAATAGTCTTTAGAGATCCACTTACTGGAGATAAGTTTACCTCTCCAACAGGCAACACTCCGTACAATGCCAAGGGAGCTAAGCTAATGATGTCTCAGGGAGGCCCTGTTCCATACATGGGTGATGGTGGAATATTTGAGCCTAAGGGTACGGATACCGTCCCTGCAATGCTTACTCCAGGAGAATTTGTCGTTCGCAAATATGCCGTTGAAAAGTATGGTGTAGACAAGATGAAAGCAATAAATAATGGAACACATTCCAGCGATTCAGTGTATAATTATGAGGTAAACGTTAATGTTAAAACAGATGCCAATGCAGATCAGATTGCTAGATCCGTTATTGGACAAATTAAGCAGATTGACTCTCAAAGGATTAGGGGGAATAAGTTTTAATGGCTACAGAAGACTACATGCTAGGCCGTAAAAAATATCAAAGACCACAAGCTATGCTATGGTCTGAAAACCCTGGCACGCTTGTAGATGGACTATACATCCCCAGCGGTCTTGAGGTTAACTCTGAGACAAGCTTTAATGCTCAAACAGGTAGCCTAGGACAATTTCTAATTCTATCTGACGACAACAGGTCCTCAATAGAGTTTACCCCAACAAGAATTGAGAATAGAAAAAGAATGGTAAATGGTAGGATGAGGTCTTATCATATTGCAGATAAACTAACAGTTTCTACTTCTTGGAATATGCTACCATCTAGGTCTCATAAGCTAAGCCCAAATTTTGACCAGGCAACTGGTAAGTCAGATTTAAATACTGTAGGATCTAGAGAGCCAGGAGACGATGGATCATTCATAATCTTGCCTAATACAACAAACTCTTCTGAGCAGTATACAACAGATGGTGGCGCAGGTGGAGTAGAAATTTTGAGATGGTACGAAAACTACAAAGGTTCTTTTTGGGTGTACCTTGCATACGACAAGTATTCTGTTTTTGAAAACAATAGTGAAACATATTCGCATTTGCCACACTATAATCAACTGATTGAAATGTTTATTTCAGATTTTTCCTATACTGTTGTTAAGCGTGGATCCAGTACCCATGATTTTTGGAACATATCGGTAACGCTGGAAGAGGTGTAAATGTTTAAAGATGATGAATTATTAAATCATTTAGAAACATCCTCTACAATTAAAAGCAATTCTGCAGTCATTGCAGAATGGAATATGAATATTGCAGAAAACATTCTAAAGATTGGTAACTACAGATATCGTCCATCAGAGGGCCCATCTAGCGATTATGGCCTAGCAGTAACCTCATTTGACGAAAATGACTCTGGTAATTTTTATACAAACGCTACTGATGCCGACGTTGTCGTAGACGGCGGACTTGAGGATGATGACGAAACTCCAATTCTTTTTACTCCTAAAAAAGAAAAAGAAAGACTACTTTATTCCTTAGAAGATTGTTTTGGAAAATTCAGGCCACGCTCTGGAATTAACAAGCTTAGATATTTTCCTGGAAAGTATACTCATTTCACTAACATTGACATGATTAGAAGACCTAGATATTACATGTCACATAAAGAAGATCAGTTTAAGTACTGGTCATCCTACAGAACTGAGAATGGAATTGAGCGAGGTATTGCAAATAAATTAATTAATGGACAATACTTCATAGACGATGCCTCTCCATTTGTAGTGTATAAAAATATCCTGCCAGCAAATAGGCTAGTTGTAAAGATGCAAACTAATGTTGGAGATATAGACTTTGGAACATTTTCTGGCAATGGCGGAACTTTTAACGATCCGTTTTTTGGAGATCAAAATAAAACTACGCCAGTAAAGTGGAAGGTTCAAACCCTAAAAGATAATGACTGGGTAGACGCTGCTTCTTTTGACTTTAGCTCAACAAGGCAAGACGGATCTGCAATTATCAAGTCTGACGGATATGTTGAGTTGTCCTATGGCCTTATGGTGCCAGAAGGCTATCGAGATATCTTTGTAAAAGCAGACGAGTATTACACAGAAAGCTTTTTGCCAGAGACGTCCACAAATGGTTATGCTTATCTAATTAAAGAAACAGATACAGACATTGGTACGTATCATATTTGGATAGAGTCTACTGAAGACTATGAGGTTTTTGTTCCAGAATATGGCTGGTACCTAGAAGAGTCTCAGGTAGACAAGCTTACAAATTTTGCAACAAACCTAACTGATCCAGCATCCTATGTAGATCCAGTAGACGGACTTATCAAGTATAGAGAGTTCGACGAGATTTCTGGAATACGCATAGTCGTAGATACAATGAACAAGGTAGATTCCACCCTAGATCTAATTGAGCTATCTCCTAGGCTTGCCGTTGACCTTTCCGATAAGGTTGAGTCATTTAAGATTACTAAATCCGCATCAGACTTAGGAAATAGTGGAATGCCAGTTGGACAACTTTTAGCTGGGGTTGGCTCACTGTCGCTATTTGACTATGATCTAGCCTTTAGCTCTTATAATCAAAAAAGCATTGTTAGAAATTATCTGAATAAGGGAATTCAGTTTAAGCTCTATGAGGTTATCCTGGATGTTAGCGGTATCGATTATTATATTCCAATTAAAACTATGTACTCAGAGGAAATTCCAGACCTAACATCAGCAGATAGATCTGTGACGCTAGAGCTTAGGGATCTATTCTTTTACTTTGAATCAAAGCTTGCCCCTCAGACATTCATTCAAAATGCATCACTAAGCTATGCCGTATCAATGATACTAGACTCTATTGGTTTTTCAAATTACGTATTTAAAAGAGTGAGTGATCTTTCAGAGCCAATTATTCCAAGCTTTTTTGTTGCCCCAGATAAATCTTTAGCAGAAGTATTAAATGACATAGCTGTGTCAACACAAAGTGCAATGTTCTTTGATGAGTATAACAATCTTGTCGTAATGTCAAAAGAGTACATGCTACCTTCAGAATCCGAAAGAGAGCTAGACTTAACTCTTTATGGGTCAAAAGATTTTTCTGTAGACGGACAAATAAGTAATAAAACAACAAGTACCAAGTTGGCAAACATCATTGAAATAGCAAGTCAAAAAGATGAGGTATTCAACGGCGGTAAGATTAACTACAGCACCAGGTATATCCAGAGGTCTTACGGGACAATCAGGCAGGCAAGCATGATAGACAAGGACAAGGTTTGGATCTATAAGCCAGCACTGCTTTGGGAAGTCGCTGGCTCTGAAAATACAAAGTCTGTAAATGATGTTGTAAATAATCAGTCAAACTTCGTGCTTGGGGCAATCCCGCTAAGCACCACTCTTACTGACCAGCTACCAGTTATTGTTAATGGAGCTATCCAAAATAATACAATGGATCTTGGAGAAAGTGTCTATTGGATTACAAGGTATAACGGATACTTTTATGCAAATGGCGAAATTATAAAATATGATGCTGTAGAGTTTGAAATTCCTGGAGTAGAAAGAACTGTATTGCAGGAAAATATTAATGGAGAAATAACTGCAGACACATCTGTATCTGGTGGTATTGGCAGAGTGTGGATTTCTAGCGTAAGAGATTACCAAAAATATTTTGCAAAGCTTCCATTTAATGGAAAAATGTATCCAACTGGTAGAGTAAGAATATACGCAGAGCCAAATTATGTCATTACAGATAACGAAACCAGGCTTGCAGAAGGTGCAGTTGCAAAGCATGGTAGGGAGCAGTTTGGCACTAAAGCTGTTGTTCACTCAGCAGGCTTGCCTTCTTATTGGTCAGATAATCAAAATGTTCGTGGATGTGTCATGGACGGAACTCAGCTATTTGGAAAGCCATCAACGCAGTCTGTTACTTCTGGAGCAGCAGGAATAAACAATTCCCTAGCTCAAAACTCTTCTAGAACTGGAATTCTGAAAAATCTTTTGACATATCGTCCAGAGTTGGAGAATATTTCGGAGGACTCGATTGCGCCAGGAACAATGCAGTCATCTGCTTTTGTATTTACTGGACCAGCATTCACCACCTCTGACGTACCAACTGACTTTATTTCATATGTGTATAAGCCTTTAGATGATAAGTACAAGCATTTTGGGTCTAGGATGAGAATTATTGGAAAGGTTGAAAATAATGTTAATAGTATTCAGACTCCAATTGGGTCATCTTCATACTTCCTTGGCTCTGCAAGTAACCCAAGCCAGCCTTCTATAATTTCAGGGGCGTCTGGCGGACTCGGCATTCTGGTAAATCCTGAAACAAATAATGGATATTTCTTTGAGATCGCTGCTTTGACTGAAGACAACATAAACTCATATGACAATGCAGATGAAATTCATAACGTATTATTTTATAAGGTCGCAAAGCCAGCTACTGGGCCAACAACAAAAGCAATACCAGTAAAGCTTTATGGTGGTTTGGCTCAAATCCTAGTAGATGACGGAAACTTTACTGGGCAGTACAGGATGGCAAATGAAGCTAAGCCAACGGTATATGATCTTGCAGTTGAATACCAGGACATTGGAGCATCTAGAAAATTCTTCCTGTACATTAATAATAAGCTAATTGCTACAGTTGTAGACGAAGATCCGCTACCAATACACAAAAATATGTGTCTTTTTGTGCGTGGTGGTGCAAGGGCAATGTTTGAAAATGTTTATGCAATATCAAACAACTATTCTCAAAACACGTCTTATGCTTTAGACACCCCAATAAGCGATGTCTTTTTACAAGATGAAGCTGGAATGAATGAGTCATTTAGAAAGTATGGACTTACTGGCGCAATAAAGGCAACATATCTTTCTGGGATCAGTTCTTCAGAGCCACCAAGATATAATATCTATTTTGAAGAGTTTGGCACAATTATGCGTGAAGCCGCATACTTTAATATAAGATATGATAAGGCTTATCCAGCTTTGTACGCTAAGCTTTCTCCAACCTTTAATAAGATGCAGGGCTACACAACTTCTGGATTTATGGCAACTGCTTATGGTGCAGAGTTCTTAATATTTAATGCAACAGACACGGCTTTAAGCCTAGACGAAACAAGCAACAACTATTTAAGAATTCAGGGTGTAACATTTACCCAACAGTCGACACACGAGCTAACGGTAGATGAGTACTTCGATAAAAATAGTGATTTGTCTAGCACACAGTTTGATTCACAGCAGCTGGTAAGCTATACAGCAAAAGCTAAGCAGGAATATCAAGACATTAAGGTTAGCCGACTAACTCATGGTAAAAAAGACTTTACTCTAGACGCACCATACATTCAGTCCCATGACGATGCAGAAAATCTAATGTCCTGGATGATTTCTAAAATCATGAAGCCAAGAAAATCCGTAGGCCTTACCGTGTTTGGAATGCCAATATTGCAGCTCGGTGATATCGTAAAGATTAACTATAAGGACAGTGATAATGTGGATCAAGTAGCTTTAGAGGCTGACAGGTTTGTAGTTTATCAAATAGAATATTCTGGAACTACAGAGGGTCCAGAGATGTCTATATTTTTAAGTGAGGTAGCATAATGGAATCTAAGCCATTATCAGTAGATAAAAAAGTTTATAACTCAAGCACATCTAGCTCTGTAAAAATTGCAACGCCAGAGTTGTTAAACTTCTCTGATAGCACGCTAACAGAAGACGTCATGGTTGATCTGATATTTGAAGATATCGGTGGCCAGGAAATAATTAACATTGTTAGAAATGATATTATAAATGGTCAAAATGTGACGTATCAGCCTATCAAAAATCTTTCTGGCTTGTCGTATCAGTATAGGTCAGACAATATTATTCCTTTGTCAAGAACAGACAGGGACTACTTTAAGAATTTTGCAATCTCTCTTTCTAATAAAACTCCAGAGTGCGGCAGTGGATACTACATCTTTACTGCCCCAGGCGAGCCACAGCTGTCTATTTCTACCTGTGAGTATGTTTATGTAGAGCCAAATACTGGCGATATAGTGATTGATCTAATTAACTTAAAGCCAGAAGAGCAAGTTGAGGTACAAATTATCTCCAATATTCGGGAGCTACATGATACAATATATTCTGAGGAGCTTTCGTAGTGATTACAAATACAGGAAAAGGCATACTAGCCAAATATTTGGTTGGTCAGACGCCAGCCTATGCCTCATATATTGCTGTTGGTTGCGGACCCTCTGCATTGAATAGTGAAACTTCAGGATTTACTGAGGAACAAAAGGCAGAGTATTCAGAGAAGAAGTCGTTAGACTTTGAAATGTTTCGTGTTCCCATTATTTCAAAAGGCTATATTAATGAAAACAATTTGACTAAACTAGTCTTAACTGCTGAATTGCCTACAGAAGAGCGATACGAGATTACAGAGGTTGGAATTTTTCCAGCACAGTCAAACCCATCAGCAGGGGCATTTGACAGCAAAAACTTTTTCTTGTTTAATCAAACAGAAGGCTGGAAGTATTTAGGGTCAGACGAGATCCCTTCAGTCTATGCACCACTAGATACTGCTGGGAATAACGTAATCACTGGTGAGTATATTGTGAATGGAACAATGAGGGAAACTCCAATATTCCATACCAATGCAGACAATAGAATTTTTACAGATAGCACTAGAGTTAACAGGAACGAAAGATGTAGGTTCTTCAATAACATGATTATGATTGTTGGAGATAGCTCAGAACTACAGAGTGATGTTAATCAGGGCGTGACGGTTGCTTCTGGAAATTATATAGAAAGAGCTCAAACATCTTTTAGTTTTAGCAAAAATGCACCAACAGACAGAATCAAGCTTGCCTTCTCTTTGATCAATAAGGATGGCGAAGATTCTAACGTGCCAGACAATCTAAAGGTATTGGTTAGATTTTTCTCATCAACCACTCCGCAGCAGTATGCAAGCTTTGCTGTAAACATTGATCACACTGCATTTTCCTCTGGAACTGCTCCAGAAGAAAAAAACTTTACTCAGAATAGATACTTTGTGTCCTCAAAACAAATACAGGATCTTTACTACACACCTGGATTTAACTGGAACACTGCAAATACTGCAAGAGTTTATGCCGAAGTTTCTAAGGATGGAGAGGGGTCTTCAGATTACTACATTGCTATAGATGGAATGAGACTCGAAAATCTTACAACCACAAACCCACTATACGGCCTTACTGGTTATTCTGTTATAAAATCCGACGGGGCATTGCCAATAGTAAAGTCTTCAAATACATCAAACTATATTGAATTTAGAATTGCAATTGGGGTAGACTAGTGGCAGACAGGGAAATTAAAAAAGTAATAATTCCAAAATCATCCCTGACCAACGTTACTAATGACAATAAGTATCTGGTTAGATACAGGATAGTTTCGGATGACAAAAACAGAGTCTCTGCCTGGTCTCCAGTTTTTTCTTTAAATGCTAAACCACCCACACCAGTAGATTCTAAGTATATTCAAAGCCCAGATATTGTAACTGTGGTATGGGAAGATGAAGAGAGCAGGCCAGAATATGATATCTTTGTTAAGTTTGATAATGATGATTATTTTTACCATGGATCGTCTTCTGTTCACACCTATAGCTTTATCAACCAAGCAACAGAGTCTTTTAGGTATGCGATTCAGGTATCTGGAATATCTAAGACCCGCAGCGTTGCTTTAGAGATTTACGAATCGGAGATTATACCTCTGGTATAATATTAGTTTAGGAGAAAAATGGCAAACATTCCAGTACCAGAGCGAGGGCAACCACTTGACCTTTCGTATATCTATCAGCTTGCAAATGCTGTAAATCAGCTTTCCCTTCAAGCCTCATACTCTTCAAATAAGTTTAGCTCAATTGAAACCCCTGCCGCAAACATCGGTAGGCAGGATGTTCGTATTGCTGACACTAGGGTTGTCGGAGGGTACTATGAACTTGCACCAAATACTGATGTCACAGCTGGATCGTCGACGAGCTTTTCATATAACTTCCCAGCTGCCGATTTTAAATATCCACCTATTGTAACAGCAACACCAATTAACGTATCTGGAACTGAAAGTGGTGGTGACGTTTCTGTTGTTTTAACTTTGGTCACTACATCTAGAATTGAAGGCGTTGTAAAATTTGGAACAAGTGGTACTGCGTCTATAGGTATTAATATTCTTGCAGTAGGAATCCCAAGCTAGGTTTTTCATGCCACTAACGGACATGGCTCTATACAATAGCGCTCCAGTCATTCCTGGAAGTAAAAAGGTTTGGTTCTTAAATGGAGACTTGGTAAGAATTCATCACTTAAATAAGTCTAATGGAATTATGTCTGTTTATAATATAATTAAGGATCAGATAGAAAGTTGTTTAATATCAGACTTTAAAAAAAATAGACAAAGGGCTTATACTGTTGGCCAAACAGCAGAGCTCGTAAATCGTCACAAAAAATACTTGCCAAACTTAATGAAGCGTGGTATAATTCCATATCCTACTGGATCACAAAAAGGCGGAGAAACTGGCTGGCAGGTAAGAAGCTATTACTCAGAATCGCAAATAAGAGAAGTTCGTGATATACTTGCATCTTACCACATGGGAAGACCTAGGAAAGATAAGTTAATTACAAATGATGTAACTCCATCCATCCAGGAGTTGACAAGAAGGATGGGCGATGGTATACTGACATATACAAGAACTGAAGACGGAAGATTCATTCCGATTTGGTCAGAATCTATATAGAAAGAAACGGGTATGAATAACGAAGAAACTAAGGTAAGGGTTGCTTTAGGCTATACTCTTAATCTAGGAAACTTTCAGTCACTACGAATTGACGTAGAGATCCAAGACAACAAGCGTGATGGTGAGAACATCGGAGATGCCTTTGAGCGTGTCTATGCTTTTGTTGAGGACAAGTTAGCCTCTAAGGTTAAAGAGGCATCGGCTGAGGTAGAGGCCAAGTAGAATGGCTGAGCGCAAAGACCAGATGGCCTTGCTCAGCAAATTTGAAAAGCACTACAAGTTCAAATATGACATAAAGCCAAATCTTAATAGGTGGGCCGAAGCTTGGGCAGCAGACGCAATCATAGACTCTTATGGAATGCACGTGTGCTACGAAATGCTAGAGTACTACTTTGATGTATACCCAACTCCAAATTGGAAGAATTTTGCAAGCAACATAGATAAGCTAATTGAGTCTAAATCACGTATCGAAGAGGATACAGCTCAGAGAATTGAAAGAAGAAAGAAAGCGAAAGAGTGGCTAAGTGAGTAGCGTAGAAGACAAACTAATATCTGCGGTCCTAGAGGACAAGCAGCTCCACGTTCTGCTTCAGGCAGATGTGGAAAAGCTTTTGCGTACCCATACCGATATTTGGCAGTTTATTCGTAAGTATGCAGAGATTAATGGATCCGTTCCACCAAAGTCCGTAGTAGTTGAAAAGTTTAGGGACTTTTCTCCAGTTGATGGAGTCGGGGCTACGAAGCATCATCTTGAAGAGCTTCAGGGCGAATACCTTGAGAGCAGCATAAAAGAAATCTTGGTTTCTGCAGCTACAGAAATTCAGGGTGGTAGTAGTGTTGCTGCACTAGAGTCTCTAATTACAAAGACTTCTGAGCTCAAGAAAAATACCTCAGCAATCCGAGATATTGACGCAACCGATTTAGCCTCTGCTATAGAGTATTACAAAAAGCTTCAGAGAGATCAGGAGCTAGGGTTCATTGGCATTAAGACTGGGCTTCCAGGATTTGACAACTACTTGCCAGCTGGAATTATGCCAGGACAGCTAGGAGTCTTCTTGGCTTATCCAGGTATTGGAAAGTCTTGGCTAAGTCTTTACTTTGCCGTGCAAGCCTGGAAGCAGGGCAAGTCCCCAATGATTGTCAGTCTTGAAATGAGCGAAACTGAAGTTCGTAATCGTGTGTACGCTATCATGGGAGAAGGTCTTTGGTCTCATAGGAAGCTTTCTAGTGGTCAGGTAGATTTAGAAGATCTAGCTAAGTGGCACGAAAAAAATCTTGAAGGCAAACCAGAGTTTCACATTATCTCTAATGATAGTGGTGGCGATGTAAACCCATCTGTGCTTAGAGGAAAATTAGATCAGTATAAGCCAGACTTTGTCGTGGTTGACTACCTACAGCTAATGTCTCCAAACCAAAAGTCAGATAACGAAACTGTTAGAATGAAAAACCTTTCTCGTGAACTAAAGCTTATGGCTATTTCTGAGCAGGTTCCGATCATGGCAATTTCTTCTGCAACACCAGACGATGTCACAAAGCTAGACACAGTTCCAACTCTTGGCCAGACAGCCTGGTCTAGACAGATTGCTTACGATGCCGACTGGGTCCTAGCTCTAGGCCGTGCAGCCAACAGTGATATTATTGAGTGTGTATTTAGGAAAAACCGTAATGGCTATATGGGAGAGTTTTTAGTCCAGGCAGACTTTGACAAAGGCTGGTACAGGTATAAAGACTTCGAGGATAAGTAGTTATAATTATTACATGCTTAATATACACCACAAGCCAATCAAGAAGTTTGGCTTAGATGGAAATATCCATGATGACTCTGCCATACCAAGACTCAAGGGTGAGTATATAAGACTGCTAGTAACAGAGATGAGACTTTCTGGATATGTCCCAAGGCTTGACATTAATCCAGATTTTACGATATACTATAACGAGCTAAAAGATTTTTTTGAATTTAAACTAAGTTTATACGGAATATATATAGGAAAGAAACAAAGCGAATGGATACTGGGAATAGACGAAGCAAAACCAATCTATATACAAGAGAGCAAATCAAGAGAGTCCTTGAAGGAACGGGCCTAGAGGTCCAGTCAGAAGTAGACACTGACTTTATTATCTTTTGTCCATTTCACGCTAACAACAGAACGCCAGCTGGAGAAGTAGATAAGATTACTGGCGTATTCTTTTGTTTCTCATGCCACCACGTCTGCGACTTTATAGAACTTGTTATGCACTATTCTGGAAGAAAATATTTTGAGGCTGTCAGATTTATTAAGAGCAAGGAAGAAAGCTCTTCTGTTCTGGATAGGATTAATAAAAAGCTAGTTGATGTTCCAGAGTATGTTCAGTATGATCAGGTTTCAATTAAAAGACTTAACTCCCAAGCTTTAGAATCTCCAAGAGCCATGAGATATTTTGAAGGCAGACTTATTCCAGAAGCTTCTGTTAAAAAGTTTTGGCTTGGCTATTCTGAAAAGCAAGACATGGTAACTATTCCAGTTCACTCTCCAGACGGCATGGAAGTTGGATTTGTTGGTAGATCAATTGAGGGCAAAGACTTTAAAAACACCCCAAGACTTCCGAAAGCAAAGATATTGTTTAATCTTCATAGGGTTAAGACATCTAAGAAAGTTTACGTAGTTGAGTCATCTTTCGATGCGATTAGACTAGACCAGTGCGGCTTCCCAGCGGTAGCCACCCTAGGGTCAAATGTCTCTAACTACCAAATAGACCTACTCAAAAAATACTTCAATAACATTTGCGTTATTGCAGATAATGATGAAGCAGGCGGCAACATGAAAGACAAGATTGTAGAAAATCTTGGATCTCGTGTTATCGTAATACAACTAAATAAAAAATACAAAGATATAGGCGATATGTCAGATGATGAGATTAAGCAATTAGATGAATCATTTGACAAATCAATCGCTTCAATGTTAAAATAATAAACTAAGATATAGGAGAAAAAATGAGCGTAGTAAAAGGGCTAAAGAATATCAATGCACTACTTGATAAGCCAAAATATGATGAAAATAAAGCAAAGGTTCGCTGGCTAAAGCTGGCAGATGGACAGTCTGTAAAGATTCGTTTCATTGAAGAGCTAGATGAGGATAGCTCAAGCTATTCTGAAGAGCGAGGCCTTGCACTTGTTGTAAAGGAACACACCAATCCAAAGGACTACAGACGCAAGGCTGTAGATACCATGGACACCGAAGGTCGTGACTGGGCAGAAGAAATGCACAGAAAAGATCCAAAGGCTGGATGGAGAGCACGTCTCCGTTTCTACTGCAACGTTCTAGTTGATGATGGACTAGAAGATCCATATGTTGCTATTTGGTCTATGGGAGTAAGCAAGCAGTCTGCATTTAATACCATTCGTGAGTTCGCTCTTGAGACTGGAAGCATTTCAAATCAGACCTGGAAGCTAAAGAGGAATGGTCAGGGTACGGAAACAAGCTATACCCTTATTCCTTCAACTCCAGATAAGGAACCATTCAATTGGACAGACATCCGTCCATATCCACTAGAGTCAGCTTTGAGCAAGGTACCATATGCCGAGCAAGAAGCTTTCTACCTAGGCTTTGACACACCGTCTTCCGCCTCTAGTTCGAACATAGATTGGTAATATAGTCTATGTCCTATGTTGGCTTACATGTCCACACTCATTACAGTCTATTTGACGGCATCGCTACTCCATTAGAGTATGTAGAGCGTGCCAAAGAACTGGGTATGGATGCATTGGCAATTACTGACCACGGATCTCTTTCTGGTCACAGGGAGTTCTTTCGGGCTGCTAATGAGAGTGGCATTAAGCCGATATTAGGAGTAGAGGGTTATATAACCCAAGACAGATTTGATCAAAGAGACAAGGAAGAAAGGAAAGGCCTTTTAGACCTAGTCTATAACCACATAATTATTATTGCAAAGAATGATGTTGGTCTAGAAAATCTAAACAAGCTTAACGAAATTGCTTGGACTGAGGGCTACTACAAAAAGCCACGCATTGATTATGAAGTGTTAGAGAAGTATTCAGAAGGGCTTATCGTTCTTTCTGGTTGCTTGTCTGGTGCACTAGCAAAAGCTATTGAGGCTGAAGAGCTTGCAGAGGCAAAGCACATTATTGAATGGCATAAGCGTGTTTTTGGAGAAGACTATTATATTGAAGTAATGCCGCATAATCCACCAGAAGTGAATAATCAGCTGCTTGAGCTAGCTGATGAGTATGGCGTCAAGGCTGTGGTAACTCCAGACTGTCACCACTCACATGCTGGACAAAAAGAAATTCAAGAGCTAAAGCTAATTCTTAATACATATGCTAATAAGATTGCCAAGGATGCTACATACGAAAAGTCCCTTAAGCATGACAATCTTATGGATAAGCTGGATTATCTTTACGGTGCAGATAGACAGATGTCTTTTAATAAGTTTGAAATTCATTTACTATCCTATGAAGAGATGAAGAATGCAATGTCATCTCAGGGAATAGACAGAGAAGATATTTACCAGAGCACCCTTGAGATTTCTGAAAAGATTGGCTCTTACGATATTCAGGATCACCTAGACTTGCTCCCAGTTCAGTACCAGAAGCCAGATGAAGAGCTGAGAAATCTTGCTCTTGAGGGTCTTGCCCAAAGAGGCTTAAAGGACAAGCAGGAATACCTGGATAGACTACAGGAAGAGCTGTCTGTAATCAAGGATAAAAAGTTTGGTCCATACTTTCTTGTAGTTCGAAACATGATTTCTTGGGCAAAGAAAGAAGGCATCCTTGTAGGTCCTGGCCGTGGATCTTCTGCAGGATCTTTACTTTGCTATGCGTTAGGGATTACAGATATTGATCCAATCAAGCACGGACTTCTGTTTTTCCGATTTATCAATCCAGAGCGTAATGACTTTCCAGATATCGATACGGACATCCAGGACTCACGTCGTGAAGAAGTAAAAGACTATCTTGTACGTCAATATCGTCACGTAGCATCTATTGCAACATTCCTACAGTTCAAAGACAAGGGTGTTGTTAGGGACATTGCTCGTGTGCTAAACATACCGCTGACCGACGTAAATAAAGTTATGAAAGTCGTAGATACTTGGGACGATTATTGCACATCAAAACAAGCTGCCTGGTTCCGTGAAAAGTATCCAGAAATTGAAAAATACGGTGAACAACTGCGTGGCCGCATTCGTGGCACTGGAATCCATGCTGCTGGTGTTGTCACCTCAAAGTCTCCAATATTTAAATATGCACCACTGGAAACAAGAACTTCTCCAGGAAGCGGAGACAGAATTCCAGTTGTTGCGGTAGACATGGAAGAAGCGGAGCGCATCGGACTAATTAAGATCGATGCTCTAGGTCTAAAGACCCTGTCAGTGCTAAGAGACACCTTGGATATTATTAAGGATAGGACTGGGAAAGATATAAATCTTTTAGAAATTGATATGGAAGACGACAAGGTCTACGAGATGCTTTCTTCTGGATATACTAAGGGAGTGTTTCAGTGTGAAGCTACACCATATACAAATCTTTTGGTAAAGATGGGGGTAAAGAATTTTGCAGAGCTAGCTGCTTCTAACGCTCTAGTTCGACCAGGTGCCATGAATACTATTGGTAAAGACTATATTGCTCGTAAGCACGGCAAGCAAAACATTAGCTATCATCACCAAGTCATGAAGGCATTTACTCAAGATACCTATGGGTGTATCTTGTATCAGGAGCAGGTTATGCAAGCCTGTACTGAGCTAGGCGGAATGTCGATGGCCGAAGCTGACAAGGTTCGTAAAATTATTGGTAAAAAGAAAGATGCAAAAGAGTTTGACCAGTTTAAGGAAAAGTTTGTTTCTGGTGCGTCTAACTATCTATCTCCAAATGATGCGCTAAACCTGTGGACAGATTTTGAAGCTCACGCAGGTTACTCATTTAACAAGTCTCATGCGGTAGCCTACTCAACACTATCTTACTGGACAGCCTGGCTTAAAAAGTATTATCCAATAGAGTTTATGTACTCTGTTCTTAAGAATGAAAAGGATAAGGATGCCAGGACTGAGTATTTGATCGAAGCCAAGAGAATGAACATTTCTATTAGGCTTCCACACATCAATGAATCAGACATGGACTTTAAAATTGAGGGTAAGGGCATTAGGTTTGGACTAAGCTCAATCAAGTATATCTCTGACAATATTGCAAAGAAGTATATTGCTAGAAGACCATTTGCCTCCTATAAAGATCTTGAGGCGTTTACTTTTGGAAAGGGCAACGGAGTCAATAGCCGTGCACTGCAAGCACTTAAGCTAGTAGGAGCAGCAACTTTTGATGATAACCCAAGAAATGAAAACGAGGTACGAGAGAGCCTTTATGAGTATCTAAACCTCCCAGAGTTTAACATAGATATTCCATCTCACTACTATGCATTTATTAATGACATAGAAGAGTTTGAAGAAAAGGGTGCGTACGTTCTCATGGGAATGGTTAAAACAATTAAACGTGGCAAGGGTTGGTCACGTGTAGAAATTCTAGACAAAACAGGAAGTGTTGGGATATTTGATGAAGAACAGACAACTATTGAAACTGGTAAAACCTACCTTGTTTTATGTAATGATAATCGGATTGTTAATGCTATCAGTGTTGACGAAATTAAAGGTTCTGAATCCGCCCTGGTTAAGTTCTTAAACTATAAGATGCTGCCATATAAGGATGACGAAATGTTTGTTATTTCTTTTAAGCCAAGAGTTACAAAGGCAGGTAAGAAGATGGCATCTCTTACCTTGGCAGATACTTCACGAAACCTACACTCTGTCACAGTATTCCCTACAGCCTTTCCAAAGGCATACATGAATATTAAAGAGGGCATGGCATACACTTTTGAGTTTGGTAAAACAAAGGATGGAACAATTATCTTGGAGGATATAAAATAATGATTACAGTATACACAAAGCCTTCGTGCGTTCAGTGCGATGCAACTAAAAGAATGATGGACAAGCTGAATATTGAGTATTCAACTGTGGACATTACAGTAAACGAAGAAGCTCTAGATCTGGTAATCTCTAAGGGATTTAAGTCAGCTCCAGTAGTTATTACAGACGATGATTCTTGGTCAGGATTTAATCCAGACAAGATTTCGGGATTGGTGGGCTAATGACTACTATTGAAGAAGCAATGGCTCAGTTAGATCCCAAGATTAGGAAAAGGCTAAGCACTGGTGTTGGTATCAAGACAGAGATGCAGCCTACGCCAAGTGCAGGACTAAACCGTGCCCTAGGTGGTGGCTTTCCTTATGGAAGGCAGGTTCTTCTTTGGGGAAGCAAGTCTAGCGCAAAGTCTTCACTTTGTCTGCAAATGATTGCTATGGCTCAAAAAGAGGGCAAGCTTTGCGCATGGGTTGACGCAGAAATGTCCTATGACGAAGACTGGGCAAAAAAGCTAGGGGTGGATACAGAAAAGCTAATATACTCTGAAGCCAGAAGTATAAATGATATGGTAGACGTTGGTGTTGCACTTCTTCAAGCAGGTGTAGACATTATCGTAATTGACAGTATTAGCTCTCTTCTTCCAGCTGTGTATTTTGAAAAAGACTCCGATGAGCTAAAGGCTTTGGATCAGACTAAGCAGATCGGTGCTGAGTCTAAAGACTTAAAGCATGCTTGGCTAATGCTAAACTATGCCAATAATCGGGAGAAGCCAGCTCTTATAGTTGCAATTTCTCAGGCAAGGAATAACATTCAGGCCACCTATACTCAGGCAGCTCCAACAGGAGGGCTGACAACACAGTTTATGTCATCTACAATAGTTAAACTGTTTTCATCTAGCTCTGACTCTCAGGCTATCAAGGCAAAGATTCAGTCGGGAGATAAGCTAATAGAGCAAAAGGTTGGTCGAAAGGTCCGATGGGAAGTTCTTAATTCTAAGACATCTGCCCCAGGAGATTCTGCTGAGTATGACTTTTACTACAGAGGAGACATGATTGGAATTGATTCTGTTGGAGACTTAGTAGATACTGCAGAGATGCTTGGATTTGTAAGCAGAACTGGGGCCTGGTACCAATTGGAAGACGGAACTAAGTTGCAGGGTAGAGATGCTTTTGTTGCTAAGGTAAGAGAAGATAAAGAGCTTTACAATATGCTATACGAAAAGGTACACAGTGTCTAGATATACAGTTTACCAAGGGAAATTTAAGTGCCAAATGTGTAGTGCTGAAGTAACTAGCCTTAGACATTACCCAGAAGAAAAACTACTTACATGGATGTGCCTTGAAAAACATCTAAGTGAGGTATCTTTAAAAACTAAAACAAAGAAAGATTATGAGCGAGAGATCTGAAATTAAGCGTTTAGGGGCCAAGGCTATAAAGAATAGTGGCAGAGGTACAACTAAGGGCGACGCAGTCTTTGAAAACTTTACGGTAGATTTTAAAGAGTATCCAAAAGGATTTACCGTAAACCAGGATAACTGGGCAAAGGCAACTACAGATGCAATGAAAAATAAAAATGACCCAGCTATCATCGTGGTACTGGGAGAAGGAAATAAAAAAACTAGACTAGCAATAATAGAGCTATCTCTATTAGAGCAACTAATTGAGGATTAATTATGAAGACATTATTTTTAGATATTGAAACAACACCTATGCAGGTTTATACATGGGGGCTATGGGATCAGAACATTAGTATTGATCAAATTATTAAGAGTACTGAAATGCTGTGCTTTGGAGCCAGGTGGCTTGGAAGCAAAAAGGTAATTTTTAAATCAGTACACCATGACGGCAAACAGGCCATGCTAGAAGAGCTGCACGAACTTATGGAAGAGGCAGATGTGCTTGTTGGCTGGAACTCAGCTGCATTTGATCACAAACATATAAATAGAGAGTTCTTGGAAAATGGCATGCTACCGCCATCACCAGTTAAGGATTTAGATTTGATGAGTGTAACAAAAGCAAACTTTATGTTTCCTTCAAATAAGCTAGACTATGTGGCACAGAAGCTTGAGGTTGGGGCAAAGGTTAAGCATTCTGGATTTAGACTATGGCTTGGATGCATGGCTGGCGATAAGGACTCTTGGAAAGAAATGAAGAAGTATCAAATTCAGGATGTTAATCTACTAATAGATTTGTATGACATTCTATTGCCATGGTTTGTTACTAGTAGCAGGGTGTCTAGCAAAGAGAAACAGGCCATTATAGAGGCAACCGAAGCCTACTAGGCTATGGTGTATAATTTAATTATGACATCATATAAAGATTTTAAGGCAACTCAAAGACATATATCTAACCAGGACTTTAATGTGACAGTGGTTGATGATATATTTGAACAAGGGCACATTGACAGGATCTATGAAATTATTGGCAATGCCTCAGAAGAGCAGACCAGGATTCAGCCTTGGGCTAGTCATAAGGTTTGGGACGTATCTTTGGGCGAAGAGATTGAAGATAGGATTAATCAAGTTGTAAAGAATTCTTTGGGAGATCATCTAGTGCTTAAAAAAGACTACTCTTTTGCAAGGTATTCTCCTAAATTTGGATATCGAGCAAAACTTTTCCCACACTACGACACTAGACCAAGTCAGAGGGTAACGTTCGACATTCAGCTAAAAACTTCAGAGCCTTGGGCACTTGTTGTAGAGGAGGATGTCTATAATCTACAGGATAATCAGGCTCTGGTTTTTGCAGGAACTCAGCAAATACATTGGAGAGAAGACAAGCAGATAGCAGATGATGCAGAGATCGACATGATCTTTTGTCATTTAGAGTATGTGTCCGATATGCCACTAGACAATCAGCAGGAAGACGTTCTGAGGGAACGTGCAAGTTTCTTAATAGGAGAAACTGGCATTAGCAACCTGGAGGAACAAGTTGAAGTTTGATGAAAAAAATATAGTTGTACAAAACGTTTTAACAGACTCTGAGCTAGAAGACGTGCTTAGCTCAATTAAAAACCCTTATAACAAATATGTTATGAGTATGTTTGTGCAGCAAATTTCAGACTTTAAAATGCCAGAAAAAATTGAGCAAAAAATAATTTCGCATGTTGAAAAAATAACAGGGCTTTCTGGATTTGAAATGGAATATCAGTTCTCCAGGTATGAACTTTTAGACATTAATGGAAAGACTGAAGTTCCAAGCCTTCGCCCACACTTTGACAGATTTAGCGAGCCAAGATTCACGTTTGATTATCAGCTAGATTCAAATGTTAGCTGGCCTATTTATGTAGAGGGAACAGAGTTTGTTTTAAACAATAACGAAGCGTTAACATTTAGTGGAACACATCAGGTACATTGGAGACCAAGCAGAGACTTCGTTCCTGGAGAATTTATAGAAATGATATTCTGTCACTTATATCTTAAAGATAGTAAAGATACGGTTGGCCTAGAGCACTTTGATTTTATGGATAATAGGTCAGAAGAATGGCTTTTAAAGCTGGGATCTCAAAATGACTAATGTTGCAAAAATGCATAAGTTCTTGTCGGGCTTTGATAGATATAATAAAACTCTACCAATTTACGTAGAGAGTCCATTTTCCGAAGATCAAATTTTAGAACTAAAAGAAGCAATTAGCCTAATTAAAAATACGCCCTTGGCGTCTCATCCATTGCCTGGAGACAAAGAGGAGTTCATAAGCACAACCAGCAGACTTGAGCCCAGACTAATGACTCATATGTCTAGACTGATTGTTGAGTTTGATTGCCCAGAATCCGTAGAAAAGGTTATGGACTCTTACTCTAAGCCGTTGCACAAAGATGAAATAAAGCTTGCACATTATAGCTATATAGACTATGACTTAAAGTATGGTGACGGAAGGTATGAGCCCACGCTACCACCACATATAGATAGCACAGAAAACCTTGTAACCTTTAATTACCAGCTTGGCGGTAACATAGATTGGGATATCTACATAAACAATCAACCATATAGTCTCAAGACTGGAGACGCCATAATCTTTAGTGCAGTTAATCAAGTACACTGGAGGCCAAAGCGTGAGTGGAGAGAGGGAGACTTTTTGGAGATAGTCACCTTTGACTACTGCCCAGCAGCAGACTGGGCACTTACTGGAGAAGAGGACCCTATCGATCCATTAAAAAGACCAGAAGCTCACAAAGAATATTTAGAAGGCTTGAAGGAGCGTATAGAGTTTACATCAGCCTGGGACATGTATAATTCACTTGCCAAAAATATTGGTAAGTAGTAGCCGAATATGGTAGAATAGAGTAATTATGGAAAACAACACTTCAACTATAGACATGATTAACGGACTGTCAGAAGTAGCAGATTATATGAACGATGAGGAATTAACTTCCGCACTTGTTTTTATTTCAAAAGTTATACTAAAGCCAGACATTCCAATGAGTGTGGTAACTCTAGAAATCGTTCGTCTTCAGGCAATTGCAGCTAAAATGGCATTTCGTGCAACCTGGTTGACTAACGTAGAAAAAGGAGATAGAGCGAAAAAGAATATTTATTATACTGCAGCAGAATCAATCAATAGCTTGGTTGCTGCCCTTAAATATATCATTCGCTAACTAGCTATGGCTAAAAATTTATTACAGCAGGTAATGCTAAAAAGTCCAGAAAATTCTGGTCCATCGTTTCTTAATACAAAAGATCTTATTGATAAGATTAACTACGGGTATATCGCTAAGCGTGAGCCAAAGTTTACAAAGAAAAACTCTTTTGCTCCAAGCACAATAGCATACTCTCATGGAGAGTGTCCCAGATACTGGTACCTAGCTTTTGAGGGTGCAACGTTCGAGGATAATGCCGATGCTTACGGCGGGGCAAATATGACTAGCGGAACAAAGTCGCACGAGCGAATCCAGCAAGCCATGGCTGACGCAGGAATTCTAAAAGATTCAGAATTTAAAGTTACTTATAGCGATCCACCAATTTTTGGATTTGGAGATGTTATTCTAGATTGGGCAGGCGAGGATCTTCTTGGAGAGATTAAGACAATGCCTAATGAAGGTTTTGAGTATAGGAAAGCAAGTGGCAAAGCAAAGCTAGGACATTTAATCCAGCTGCTTATCTATATGAAAATATTAAACAAGACAAAAGCTGTCTTGATTTATGAAAACAAAAATAATCATGACCTTCTGGTAATACCAGTAGAGATTAATGATTATTATGTCAGGTGGGTAAACCAGGCGTTTGAATGGATGAAAACGGTACGTAAGGCATGGGAAAGCAAAACTCTGCCAGAAAAGAACTATCGATCTAATTCTAAAATTTGCAAGACATGTCCAATACAAAAGGCATGCGCAGAGGCTGGCAAGGGACTAATAAAGATTAATTCCTTGGAGCCTCTAGATGAAAAGCAAGCATTGTAATTGGTGTGACTCTGTATTTGAAACAGAGATTTCTTATCAGATATACTGTTCTTCAGGGTGCAGAGAATCTGCAACCAAAGAAAAGATGGCACAGAAGTATGCCCAAAACAGAAGAAGCAAAAGGATAGGAAAAGAAAGACTTTGTAAAAGCTGTAACGGGCCGCTTTCTGCTTATAACGATGAGCCACTATGTACTAAGTGTATAGTAAATCCTCAAGACGTAAAAAAAGCCATAAAAGAAATAAGGGATTTCTCTAATGGTAAATTTGAGTAAATTCTCTTCTGTTCCAAATAGGATCATTTCAATTGACGCAAGTACCACCAGCATAGCCTATGCTGTTTTTGAAAATAAAAAACTTATTCTTAGTGGCAAGGTTGAGTTTTTAGGTAAGAATGTCTATGAAAAAATATCAAGCGCAATAGGGTCAGTTGTAGACGTTATAAGAGATATTAACCCAGAGGCTTTGGTCATAGAAAGGGCAATTTTTATAAATAGTCCAAAAACAATGTCTGAGCTTTCTATGGTTCAGGGTGCCATACTTGCAGGAGCATCCTTGGCTGGAGTTAAAGTCTTTAAGGGCACAAACCCAATAGCCTGGCAAACATATATTGGCAATGGAAAAGTCACAAAAGATGCCAAGCTATTGATGAGAAAAGAAAATCCAGGCAAGTCAGAGTCTTGGTATAAGCAACATGAGCGTGAGGTCAGGAAGCAAAAGACAATCAACTTTGTTAATATTAACTATGATTTAGAAATTAGCGATAATGACATTGCAGATGCAGTTGGGATAGGCCATTATGCATTACAAAATTGGGACAGGCTGGGGGATTGACAGAAAAGATCATGGCTGCTAAACTATATACCAATGAAGCATGGCTAAAGAAACGCTACTGGCTTGACAAGAAGAGCCCAGAAGAAATTGCAAAAGAGTGCGGGACAAGCGTAGAGACAGTCTACGTTTATCTTGCTAAGTTTGGATTAAGGAAATCCCGTAGATGAATACAGTAAACGATATCAATAGAATATGCGATGAGATCAAGCGCATGCTAATAGAGAAAAATCTGGCATACGGAGACTCAGCCCTAGATCCAGTTAGAATTTTTTCTAAAGCAAATAGCATGGAGCAGCTGCTAGTTAGGATTGACGACAAGCTGTCTAGGTTTGCAAGGGGAAAGAAGTACCCAGGAGATAACGACATTGATGATTTGATCGGATATCTAGTTCTTCTTAAAGTTTCTAAAGAACGAGGGGCCAATGAGAAGGCGTAACCCCACAGAAGAGCAGCCAACTAAGTTTGCAAAAGATCCAGAAATTATGATTGATGGGTTCTCAATTATCAAGGGAGATCTTTTTAAGGTTAAGGGCGAGCATGGCTCTAAGTTTAAGTTCCAAAGCCTTACAACGAACCTTGAAACTGGAGCTCAGTGGATAGATTGTTTCGAAATCCAACGTGGCCAGGTTGGGGCATACAGAAGCTTTAAATCTGATAGTATTAAACGTATCCCACAAAGAGGAAAGAGGGCTAAGCGTGTCATTTGAAGATCTAACAATAGAACACCTTGATGAAGTAAACAGGGTAGTTGAAAAGTATTTGGCTGGTAATGAACCAACCCAAATCTCTAAAGAGCTAGATATGCCAAGACAAAAAGTTGTTGCATATATAAATGAGTGGAGAGTCATGGCTGCAGATAATGCAGCTATTCGAGGACGTGCTAGAGAAGCTTTGGCAGGTGCAGACGCTCACTACAACAAGCTAATTCAAAAAGCTTATGAGGTTATGGATGATGCTACAACTACAGCAAACCTTGGTGCAAAAAATGCTTCAATTAAATTAGTTATGGATATTGAAAAAACTAGAATTGAAATGCTACAGAAGGCTGGACTTCTAGAAAATAAAGAACTAGCAGAAGAAATGCTAGAGATTGAAAACAAGCAGGAAATTTTAGTTGGCATACTCAAAGACATTGCCTCCGAGCATCCAGAAATTAGAGATAAGATTATGCGAAGACTTTCAGATGTGTCTAGAAAGCAAGAAGTAATAACGGTGGTCCACACGGATGTTTGATGAGTTCTTAGAAGTTCTTAAAGCGGACAACTTTGAAGAAAAGCCAGTAGACGCTAAGACATTTGTTGAGGGTGATGACTTCCTTCAGCAACCACCACTCTCTCAAGTCCAGTATGACATTGTCGAGGCAATGAGTCAGATCTACAGGGTAGAAGATTTAATTGACCTGATGGGGGAAGAAGAAGGCCGTCGCTATTATAAAAAGTATACAAAGAATGAAGTAATTCTGCAGCTTGGTAAAGGATCTGGAAAAGACTTCACGTCTACGGTTGCTTGTGCATACATTGTTTATAAGCTGTTGTGTCTAAAAGATCCTTCAAGATATTTTGGAAAGCCAAGTGGGGATGCCATAGATATCATTAACGTTGCTATTAACGCACAGCAGGCTAAGAACGTTTTCTTTAAAGGCTTTAAAAGTAAGATTGAAAAGTCTCCCTGGTTTGCTGGAAAGTTCTATGCAAAAGCTGATAGCGTAGAATTTGATAAGGCAATCACTGTTTATTCTGGACATTCGGAAAGAGAGTCCCACGAAGGACTTAACCTTATCCTGGCAGTGCTTGATGAGATTTCTGGTTTCGCTCAAGAGATTGGCACTGGTAATGACCAGGGTAAGACAGCTGATAATATTTATAAGGCATTCCGTGCATCCGTAGATTCACGTTTCCCAGATCTTGGAAAGGTAGCATTGCTATCATTCCCAAGATATCCAGGAGACTTTATTTCTAAAAGATATGATGACGTCATTATGGAAAAAGAAGTAATCTCTAAGACTCATAAGTTTATTATGAATGAGGATCTTCCAGAAGATTCTCCAGGAAACTCTATGGAAATTTCTTGGGATGAAGATAATATAATTTCTTACAAGTACCCAGGAATGTTTGCACTAAAAAAGCCAACCTGGGAAGTTAACCCTACAAGAAAGATAGATGACTTTAAGCTTGCGTTTTACACAGACCTAGGCGATGCCATGCAGCGTTTTGCCTGTGTCCCCACCTTTGCATCTGATGCGTTCTTTAAGCAGCAGGAAAAGGTTCGAGCATGCATGACCATAAGAAACCCAATTGATTCAAATAAAAGATTTGATGAGACCTTTAAGCCAGATCCGAATAAGAAGTATTTTGTCCATGCTGACCTTGCTCAGAAGCATGACAAGTGTGCTGTAGCAATTGCTCACGTAGAGAAATGGGTATCTGTTCAGGTAATGAAGGACTATGAGCAAGTCGTGCCAATGGTAATCGTAGATGCTGTTGTCTACTGGGAGCCAAGAATAGAAGGGCCAGTAAATCTTTCCGAAGTAAAGCAATGGATACAAAACTTAAGAAGGCAAGGCTTCGATATTGGGATGGTGTCATTTGACCGTTGGCAATCGTTTGACATTCAGAATGAGCTCAAGTCCGTTGGTATGAGAACAGAGACAGTGTCGGTAGCTAAAAAGCATTATGAAGACATGGCCATGCTTATGTATGAAGAAAGATTGGCAATGCCAACAATTGAGCTTTTATTTGAAGAGCTTACGGAATTAAAAATCATGAAAAATAATAGGGTTGACCACCCAAGAAAGTCTTCAAAAGACCTTGCAGACGCTGTCTGCGGAGCTATCTTTGGGGCTATTTCTCACACCCCAAAGGATCAAAACCTTGAAGTAGAGATTCATACTTTTAGTGATAGGTCAAAATCAGACCTTGACATGGACAGGCAAGATGTGATAAAATATAAGCCTATGCCAGAAGACGTTAAAGAGTATTTGGATAGATTCAATTTATTATAATAAGGAGAAAAACTATGACTTCATTTAAGAAGCCACTAATTGCTATTGCTTCGGCAGTAGCGCTTGTTGCAACTGCTATCTTGGCAGTTCCAGCTAACGCAACCGTAAATGCGGCTGTAACCGTAGGTGCAACAGACGTAGCAACTACATCTAAGGTATCAACAACTCCAGCAACTCCAACAGTTCCATCAGACAACAAGGTTGACCTTGCTGACACTGTTAAGTTTGTTGTTACAGTAGCAACTGGTACAGTTGTTCGTGCATCAGCAACTGATGCAAAGCTAGTAACAGCTTTGGATGCAGCTGACGCTCCAGTACCTGCTTCTGCAGGAACTTCTAGCGTTGAGATTGCAACAGGTTCTGGAACTACAGCAACCTTCTATGCATTCACTACTAAGACCACAGCTGGTTCAGTTGTTGTTTCTGTTGGTGGATCATCTACAACCTACTACCTAAAGGGTGTTGCTGGTCCTGCATACAACCTATCAGTTTCAGTACCAACTGTTGCTGGCCTTGGTTCGGATGTAGACTTTACTGCAACCGCTACTGACGTATTTGGTAATAAGGTTGAGAATGCAACAATTACAACAACACTTCTTCGTGGAACTGTTAAGACAGCACTAACCTGGAACTCAACCGATAAGCTATACAAGGGTGTAATCACCACTCCTGCTACCGCTGGTGCAGTTGCTGGTATTGCAAACATTTCTGCCACAGACGTGACTGGCCTAGCAAAGGCAGTAAAGGAAGTATCTTTCTCTATTGCAGCTGCAGACCTACTTACTCAGGTAGCTATTCTGAATGCAGACAATGCAAAGCTAAAGAGCGACTTTAACAAGCTAGCTGCTAAGTACAACAAGCTAGTAAAGAAGTCCAAGAGAGTTAAGCTAGTCAAGTAATTAAAGCAAGATAGACTTGGGGAAGGGCTATTTTTGCCCTTCCCTTTGTTTATCTCCAAACAAAAAAGAGAGGTATAATTAATGTCCATAAACATTGTGTATTTCTCAAATTACTCAGGAAATACAAAAAGATTTGTAAATAAGGTAGATGATGGAAGCTTTAATATTGCTAGGATTCCTATTGATTCTGGGATTGGGCATGCTCCTTTTGTTTCCAATTCTCCTTATATACTCTTTGTACCGACTTACGGTGGAGGATCCGAACGTAGTGCGATTCCCAGACAAGTCAGACAATTTTTAAATGTACCCCAAAACAGAGATCTCCTCAGAGGAGTAGTTGGATTTGGGAATACAAACTTTGGAGAACATTTTTGCAAGGCTGCAGAATTAATCTCTAAAAAAACTGGAGTACCAATTGTTGCTAGGATAGAAATATTCGGCACACCCGAAGACGTAGACAAAGTAAAACAAAGGATGAGGATTCTATATGACAACGAGTAGCGAACATGGATACCATGAGCTAAATGCAACACTTAATCTGTATGATGCAGATGGAAAGATTCAGTTTGGAAAAGATAAAGAAGCAGCCAAGGCTTACTTCTTAGATCACGTAAATCTAAATACTGTTTTCTTTCACTCTATTGAGGAAAAGTTACACTACCTTGTAGAGAATGAATATTACGATGAAGCAGTGCTAAAGCAGTACTCAGATGAATTCATTAAGGAGTTGTTCAAGCATGCATATTCGTATAGGTTTAGGTTCCCTACTTTTGTCGGAGCGTATAAGTTTTACACATCCTATGCATTAAAGACCTTTGATGGCGAACGCTATCTAGAAAGATTTGAAGATCGTGTAGTCATGAATGCTCTAATGCTTGCACGTGGTAATGAGGAGATTGCTAAGAATACAGTAGATGAGATTATCTCTGGTCGCTTCCAGCCTGCAACCCCCACCTTTCTAAATGCTGGCAAGAAGCAGCGTGGAGAGTTTGTTTCCTGTTTCCTCTTACGTGTTGAAGATAACATGGAATCGATTGCTCGTGCTGTCACATCATCCTTGCAGCTATCAAAGCGTGGTGGTGGAGTTGGTTTAAATCTAACAAACGTTCGTGAGCACGGAGCACCAATTAAAAAGATTCAGAATCAATCATCTGGAGTTATCCCAGTAATGAAAATGCTTGAGGATGCATTCTCCTACGCCAACCAGCTAGGTGCTCGTCAAGGTGCAGGTGCGGTATACCTAAACGCTCACCACCCAGACATCATGAAGTTCTTGGATACAAAGAAAGAGAACGCTGATGAGAAGACTCGTATCAAGACGCTAAGCCTTGGGGTAGTTATTCCAGACATTACTATTGAGCTTGCTAAAACTAACGAAGATATGTACCTTTTCTCTCCTTACGATGTTGAGAGGGTATATGGAAAGCCAATGAGCGACATCTCGGTCACCGAGAAGTACAACGAGATGGTTGATGACCCACGTATCCGTAAGTCCAAGATCAAGGCACGTGAGCTATTCGAAAAGATTGCAGAGCTGCAGTTTGAGTCGGGATACCCATACATTGTTTATGAGGATACTGTAAACAAAGAAAATCCAATTGACGGCCGCATCAACATGTCTAACCTTTGCTCTGAGATCCTTCAGGTGAATACACCCACAACCTATAACAATGACATGTCCTACAAGGATATTGGTAAAGATATTTCTTGTAACTTGGGATCACTAAATATTGCAAAGGCCATGGAGTCCCCAGACTTTGAGAAGACAATTGAAGTTGCCATTCGCTCACTGACATCAGTATCTGAACAGTCCTACATCGACTCGGTAATGTCAGTTGCTGAGGGTAACAAGAAGTCTCGTGCAATTGGTCTAGGACAGATGAACTTGCACGGTTACTTTGGCAAAGAAGAGATGTATTATGGTGATGAGGAATCTATTGACTTTACTAATATCTATTTCTTGACTGTTCTATACTATGCCCTAAAGGCATCTAACAAGATTGCTATTGAGACTAAGTCGCCATTTGACGGCTTTAAGAAATCTAAGTATGCAGATGGATCTTTCTTTGACAAGTATACTCAGCAAAAATGGGAACCTGTAACAGAGAAGGTAGCTAAGATATTTAAGGATGCAAAGATTCGTATTCCTAAAAAGAAGGACTGGGAAGAACTTAAGGCTTCTGTAATGGAGCACGGTATCTACAACCAGAACCTGCAGGCTGTTCCACCAACTGGATCTATTAGCTATATCAATAATAGCACCAGCTCTATTCACCCTATTGCCTCTCAGATCGAGATTCGCAAGGAAGGCAAGCTAGGTCGTGTTTACTACCCAGCCCCATATCTAACTAACGATAATCGTGAATATTTCCAGGATGCTTATGAGATTGGCCCAGAAAAAGTTATCGATGTTTATGCAGCTGCAACACAGCACATTGACCAGGGTCTATCGCTGACCCTGTTCTTCAAGGACACCGCAACCACTCGTGACGTAAACCGTGCACAGATTTACGCATGGAAAAAGGGTATCAAGACTATTTATTACATTCGTATTAGACAGAATGCACTAGAAGGAACAGAGATGGAAGGATGCGTATCATGTCAGCTATAACAAGACCAGTTAACTGGAACAAGATTGAAGACCCAATTGATCTAGAAGTTTGGAATAGGCTTACAGCTAACTTCTGGCTACCAGAGAAGGTCCCACTATCTAACGACATCCAGTCTTGGTCTACGCTTAGGGATAACGAGAAGCTACTAACCATGCGTGTCTTCACTGGTCTAACCATGCTGGACACCATCCAGGGCACTGTAGGATCTATGTCAATCCTTCCTGATGCACGTACACAGCATGAAGAGGCAGTAATTACAAACATTGCATTCATGGAATCAGTACACGCTAAATCATACTCAAGTGTATTTTCTACACTAACATCCACACAGGAGATTGAGGATGCCTTTAGGTGGTCTGAGGATAATCCATACCTTCAGAAAAAGGCTGAGATTGTTCTTGGTTACTACCGTGGGGACGATCCGCTAAAGCGTAAGATTGCGTCTACTCTGCTAGAGTCATTCCTATTTTACTCAGGCTTCTACTGGCCTATGTATCTATCTTCTAGAGCAAAACTAACTAATACTGCTGACCTAATTAGACTTATCATTAGAGACGAAGCTGTTCACGGCTACTACATCGGATACAAGTTCCAGCTTGCATTCAATGAAGAGTCTCCAGAACGCCAGGCAGATCTAAAAGACTATGCATACTCAATGCTAATGGAATTATATGAAAATGAGATTAAATACACGGCAGAGCTTTATGATGAAATTGGTCTGACACACGATGTTAAAAAGTTCTTGCACTACAACGCAAATAAGGCACTGATGAACCTTGGGTTTGATGCACTGTTCCCTAAAGAGGTTTGCGACGTTAATCCTGCAATCCTTTCGGCATTGTCACCAAACTCAGATGAAAACCATGACTTCTTCTCTGGTTCTGGATCTTCTTATGTTATTGCAAAGCACGAAGCTACTACTGATGATGATTGGGAATTTTAGTATACCTAAATAAAATGGTATAATTATCCTGTTAGTCTTACCCCACTAACAAGGAGCAAAAATAAAAACCCCTATCAAAATTTTAGTAGTCCTGTCTCTAGCTTTTTTCCCATCATTTATGGGAGCTAGTTTTGCACATGCAAGCTGCGTCTACCCAGGACAAGAAGCTGCAGCTGCCGCTGCTCAGCAAGCAGCCTCAACAGAACCAGTAGTCACAGAAATTCGCACCTGCGGTGGAGACGATACCTCTTACCAGATTCCACTAACAACCAGCGTAACTTTCGATGGGATTGTCTACAACAATATTTATGCGACCACCAACTCAGTAATCACCTTCGGCAGACCAGACGGAACTTACTGGACCTACCCAGGCACCCCCTCTATCTCGCTTTACTCTTTTGACTGGGTTGTATACCCAAACAACAGAGCAGATGAACATCTCATCATTCGTTCATCAGATGGTGGATTTCAGGTAGACATTTCAGCTAGACCAATCTGGCTACAGGGCACATTAGAACCTACTCGTATTGTTATTACCGCTGCTATCCTTTCAGACGGAACAGTTGCAATGGCCTACACCCTAAGTGGTCCAGAGTACCCACAGAACAATCCACGAACTGGAGTGCGTCTAAATGATGGAAGCATTGTTGACTTCGAGACTTACGGAATTGAAGAGACAGAAGAGACTCCAGAGCTGGCACCAGAGCCAACTGAAGAAGCTCCATTTAACCCACCACCACCAGCTCCATCTCTTAACGCTCCAACAAACGTCACCGCTACTCAGCTGCAAGACGGAACCGTTCAGCTTACCTGGGATGCTCCAATACCTACTAGCACATCAGTAGAGCGTTACGCAGTTAGTTGGTCAACAGATAACTTCGCCACAGGTTGGGGAATCTCGTCTACCACAAACAGCATTAACATATCTAGAGATGCTTTTGCAACTACAGGTGGGTTGGATCAGACTTATCAATTCAGAATACGTTCTGATAACGACACAGAAGCTATCTATTCTTCCTTCTCAGATACTGCTTCGACATTAGTGGCGTCTCCTCCACCTCCTGCCCCCACAGTTCCAGAAGGTGCAACAACTACATGGGAAGGATCAGTTGTAGAGATAGTTGCCCCTGAAGGTCAGAGGATTGCTAGTGCCATAGGATACTACGGAGATCCAAACAACTCGACTCGTGGCCAAGATGTTTCTTCTATCCTCTTTGAATTGTTAGCTGGAGAAACTTCAGCAATAGTAGAGGTGTCTAACACCGTATTTGAAAATGATCCAGCCCCTGGAACGCCTAAGGTCTTGATTCTTCTAATAGTCTATGAGGATATTCCAGTTCAGACTCCGATTGAGCCATCCCCAGTCGTGCCCGTTGTACCAGAGCCACAGCCCTCCATACCAGCAACCCCAGAACCAGAACCGTCATTGGAGCCAGAGCCAGAAGAATCGACCACGCCACAGCCAGAGGAAATAGAGCCACCAGCAGAGCCAGAACCAGAACCTGTAATACCTTCTCCAATTGAACCTCCCGTTATAGAGCCTGAAGAAGAGTCTATCACATCTGCCGAAGAATTACCAGAGGAGATTTCCCCAGAATTGCTCATGGCTGTAGACCTCTCTCAGATCATAGCTACAGAGCTCTCAGAGGCCCAGGTAGGGGCTCTTATAGAGGCAGCGCTGGAGACCTTTGAGACAGCAGAACAGGGCTCAGAGGAGTATCAGCAGGCTCTGGAGGCCCTATTTGTGGCAGCCCAGGCCGATGACATTGTTTTAGATGAATCCCTAGTGGCTATCCCACTTCTTGGGGATGTTCTTGGTGGAGCCGTAGAGGCCCTAAACTTCCTTGGAAACGCAGGGGCAGACATGAGCCCACAAGTTAGAGAGGATTCAGAGAAGGTAGTAGTTACAGCAATTGTTGCGGTGCAAGCAGCTCTATCAGCAATTTCTATAAGCGGTATAGCAACAACAGTAAACATAAGGAGTGGATCGTAAAAAATGAAATTTTTAACAGCATTGGCTAAGGACATCGTAGAACAGGCATGGACATTGCTTGGCATGGTTGTGGCTTGGCTTGTTCTTGAAGGTTCCGCTAAGGAACTTACAGGAAACTTAATACTAATTACTTTATTAGTATGGGTAGTAACATTTCCGATTTTTCGTTATGAAAAAGAAGATAAATAAAATAGGAGGATAACATGGAAGAACAAGGAGTAACAGGAGGATGGGCAACCATCAAGAACATATTCTGGAGAATTCTAGCTGTGTTTGCGGCTTCAGGACTTAGCGTCTTGGGTGCAGGTGCAGTAGTAGGAATTGACCTAATCTCTGCAGTAATCATGGCAGGTATTCTTGGAGTAGCTAGCGTAGTAGAGAAGCTTGCAAGAGCATTCTTGGATGACGGCCAGCTAACTCTAGAAGAGATTAACCAGGCTTTTTCTAAAGTAGACAAAAACTCTAAGTAATTGTTTGACAACCCCCTCTCCTGGGTATATAATTATATCTAGGCTGAGGGGATTTGTCATTTTGTATAGTCTGCAGATAGCTGTCTCAGAAAGGGCTGATCTTGAATCTTAAAACAATATATGATGCAACAATGCCAAATATTGTTCCAGGTGTTTATGGAGAAGTAGAAATAATTTTTGAGCCTGAAAGGCAGGCATATTTTTTATATCATAATGGCATAGGTTGGATGCAAACGGACAAAGACTTCATTCATCCAAAAGATACTTTTTATTCCCAGTATGACTTGGCTCATGGAGATGTTTTATTAACTGGTTTGGGTTTTGGAATTCTTCCAATCGCTCTTGCACAAAAAGAAAACGTTTCTAGCGTAACAGTTATTGAGCTAAATTCAGATGTAGAAAAAGCTTTTTTAGAAAGTAATCCAGAAAATCATAAAATTAAAATTATTTCAGGAAATGCCACAACCTATGAAACTGATGTAAAATATGATTGTTTTTTCCCAGATCACTATGAGCTCCAGCTTGACTCTTGGAAGCTAGCGGATATGTCTAACATTTTTAAAAGAATAAAAACAGAAACATACTGGCCATGGTCGATTGAGGGGTTATTTCTAAAACAAGAATTCCTAAAAAATGATTCAGAATTTTTGCTAGAAGAGTATCTTAATACTAATAGACATAAAGTTGCTAAAAGATGGCGAGAATTTTTGCTAAAAAACTCTATCGACCATCCCTCTTTAACTGCTATCGATGATGAAAGGCTTGCCTTGTATCTATGTAAGTGGTTAGGCTACTATAAGTCACTCAAAAATAGTTGACAAGCCCCTTTGAATTAGATATAATGTATGTATGACTCAAAAGGATTTTTATGGAAAACATTATAGATGATGAGACAACTGCACCAGACTTTGATGAGTGGCTTGCGGTTGGAATTAGCAATGGTTGGGTAACTGAGCCATTCTGCTATACCCATGACGGAGATCCGTACATGACAGAAGAAGAAGAAAAAGAATGGGAAGACGGCGGAGACCCGTGTTCCCCAGTAATTAAATTAATCAATCAATAGAAAGAAAAATAATATGAAGAAACTAGCTATCGCATTTGCCACAATCCTTGCACTTGTTGGAATTGTTCCAGCTCAGGCAGACACTGCTGGGGCCGTTGCAATTATCGATGTAAATTTTGAATCCACTCTAATTAGTGGAGAAGTGACGGAGATTTGTCTAGCTGCACCTTCAGAGTGTAGCTCAACACCAACGCCAAGAAGCACTTCACAGTTTAAGGCATTTAATCATGGCACAGTTATGGCAGATATTGCTAGATCAAATAACGCAGAAGTTCCGTTGGTTTTGATTGAAGCAGGAACGACTAAGACTGGCGTAATTACTGGAATTCAGCTATCTAATGCCCTTAATTGGGTCATTGCTAATTCAGCTAAGTATAATATCAAAGCAGTGTCATTTTCTTACAATGCTGGAAACGGTTCAAGCTGTACGCCGTCATCTCCAGGGGTAAGTATTTCAACAACCCATAACAATGTTGTTAGTGCAATTGCTGCACTGCAGGCATCCAAGATTGATTTTTATGCCTCAGCTGGAAACTATGGAAGCGGAGATAGAATTGACTATCCAGCTTGTATTTCAAACTCTGTTGCAGTTGGCTCTACTCAGTTTGCAGGCAGTACTAAGCGGTCTGACCTGGTTCTTTCTGGCAATACATACTCTAGCAAGAGCTTGAAGTCTATTAGAACTGCTATTCAGGGATTGCATGACTCTTTTGCGATTACTACTACAGGACCTAACCCATTTATGGTTGGCTTTACAACATCAGTAGCAACGGTGACTGCTGCAGTAGCTTCAGTTCCTACAGTTAAAGCAAAAGCTCCAGAGCCTACAGTCTCTAAGGTTGTGGGGGTAGTGGCTGAAACACCAGCAACAACATCCACTGTATCCTCAAGACAACTTTTGCTAGGATCACTAGACAGTTCGACATCTTTGATTCAAAAGATTCGTACCAACGCTGCCTCTACTGAGACTCTAGACAGAACAGCTGCATCCGAGCTAGCAAAGACTCTTAGAGATCTTGCAAACCAGCTTGACGCAGTATATAATAATTAAATAAAATGGAAGCCCATCCTTAACGGGCACAATCCTCTCTAGCTCAATGGCAGAGCAACGAGCTGTTAACTCGTCGGTTCGTGGTTCGAATCCACGGAGGGGAGCTAATGGTGTGGCCCATACCACTCCTAAGGGTATAAGGATAAAAATGGGCAATGCGAATGTTGCATAGTGGTAGTGCCTCAGTCTTCCAAACTGACGGTGAGAGTTCGATTCTCTCCATTCGCTCTAATGGTTTAGTCTACACCACTCCCGCTGAGAGAAGGGATAAAAGTGGACACCAGGCCCTGTAGCTCAGTTGGTTAGAGCGCCTCCCTGTCACGGAGGAGGTCGCCAGTTCAAGTCTGGTCAGGGTCGCACTGCTCTCATCGTCTAGTGGCCTAGGACGTCGCCCTTTCACGGCGGTAGCACGGGTTCGAATCCCGTTGGGAGTACGCCTCTTTAGCTCAGTGGTAGAGCAACGCACTTGTAATGCGTAGGTCGTCAGTTCAATCCTGACAGGAGGCTCGAAGGAAGGCAGATATGTTAATTGTTGGTGGAGTAGACATTGGTAATAGGCTAGACGTTGGCCCCAGGATGATGTCTGCGATAAGAGATTCTGACATTGTCTTAGTAGAAAATAAGCATCTGTTTGACAATCTTTGCAAAGACCTGGCCATTGTTCCGTCTGGATCTGTTATTGAGTATTATGCCCCAATGGATGAAGAGCTCGAAGATCCAATAATTTTAAAAGTTATTGAGGCACTTAAAAGCAATAAAGATGTTTTGATATGTCCAGATGACGGGATGGCTAGCATAGCAGACCCAGGCGGCAAAATAATTGTTATTGCTCATGAGGAAGGATTGCCAGTAGAAGTAATTCCAGGGCCATCGATTATTTCAGCCCTGCCTGCTATACTTGGGATAGGTGGAAAATCATTTATATTCGAAGATGATATTCCAGGAGAGTCTTCAGACATTCGGATAGAAAGGCTCGTTTGGGTTAAAGAAAGTAAGATGCCCTACTTATTCTTAATTAAAAATAGGAGAGATGACAACTCCAAGGTTCTAGAAATTTTAAAAGATATTGAAACTGTTTTTGGCAAGTATTGTCAAGTTGGAATTGGTATAAATGTTAGCATGTCAAATCAAACGATAGCTAGGGGCAGCGTATCAAAAATTATTAGTAAAATCTTTGATATGAATATAGATCAGTCAGACTTTATCTCTATCTTGATTGCTGGTAATCGTGGATAAGCCAGACATACTTAATAACACTGACTATGATTTTGGCATATGGAATTCATCTTATGATCCAAACTTTGTAGAAATTTCCTTTAAGTCTAGAGTTCCAGAGAAGTGGTTAAATTTTCAAAAAATTTCATCATCAGAAAAATATAAAAGCAGCATTATAAAACCAATTAACAAATACGCAGAAGCTCTTTATCCAGCACCAAAACTAATTAGCATTGATGATAATTTTATTAGACTGAGGCAATATAGCCATGCAGAAGTTTTTATTCTAGTAAATAAAAAAGAAAGAAAGTTTCTAGATAGACCGTGGTTGCGACAATTCTACAAATCGTCCTATGTTGCAGATTTGGACTCAGAGTGTTTTGATGATATGTTTGTGGCGTATACTCCTTGGATAATTGATTCGGGCTGTGAAGTTAGATTTGTAGTTCCAGAAGAAGAGTCTGCATTTAAAGTATTTGAAACTACAAGGAATTGTGTTAAAATTCCTGAAGAAACAAAATACCTAGAGCCATTCATGATACCTTTTAGATTTAGGAAAAGTGGCAGCCACATGGCAGACCATGAGTTTGGAAAGGCTAAAAAGCCCTCTGCTGTTTACGATATGATAATTCCTAGGAATGCTATAATAGACTTAGGAATTAAGGAGTTTTATGCCAAAGATTAAATTTTATCAACATAGTGAAAGTACCTCAGCATATACAGATCCGCCAGAGCCAGCAGTAAAGTTTGTTCCAGATTGGTACAAAAAGCAAAAGGGTACAGTAAATGATTCCGAGACTCTTCCAAAAGGCTACTCTACTTCGACTGTTAAAAGGTGTATGCCAGTATTTGATATAATGACAGCTGGCTATATGATCACTATGCCATGCGACGTTTATCTAGACGCCACTGATCCAGAAAAGTTAACATGGTCTATACCAATTGCAATTAAGCAATTCCAGGCAGACATGTTTTCTTCCCATGAAAAACAACAATATGATGAATACCCAATAGACAAAAGTCGTCAACATGAAACATTGTTCAGGGTGATGCCGTTCTGGTATATGAAGACAGATCCTGGATATAGCACACTATTCTTAAATCCAGTTCACAGAGACACCTATCCACTAACTGCAATACCAGCTTTAGTCGACTCTGACAAGTTTATTACAGAAGGCCACCTATCTTTTATTGTAGAAAAGGGATTTAAGGGTATAATTAAGCGTGGTACTCCATTAGTACAGGTCATTCCAATCAAGAGAGATAGCTGGGAGTCCGAGATTGCAGAGGCAGAAGACTCAAAGAAAGCTTTATCAAACCAGAGACTTAAGCTACGTAGCATGTTTGCAAATGGATACAAACTTATCTTTAGATCAAAGAAAGAATATAATTAATGTCAAACATAATTAATTTTATTCCATCCTTTAGAATGCCTGGAGACAGGCTGACTGCCCCACAGCCAGCGACAAAGCATGTCCCAGAATGGTATAGAAGCTTAGCAAAGTTTGAAAAGTCTAATAGTGACAAGACGCTAAACCCTCAGAACTCTTTAGGAACTGATGGAGCTCAGGTGGCTACAAAAATGTGTATGCCTTTCTTTGATGCGCTAACAGCTGGATACCAGTATGTCTTAGAGGATGACCTTTATGTAGACTTAGATGAAAACGGAGTTCCAGTTTTGTCCTGGAAAGGTGACGTCATGATTGTAGACACTAGGCCAACTATAGAGGTTCCAGTTCCAGATAACTGCCACCCAATTCACTATGGCTGGAGAATGAACTGGTATTACGAAACTCCCCCAGGATACTCAGTACTGGTTACACAACCAATGAACAGGCACGACCTTCCGTTTTATACCCTGTCTGGAATTGTAGAGTCGGATATTTGGGGCCTTCCAGTCTTTACTGCATTTTTTCTAAAGAGAAATTTTAGAGGTGTAATTCCCAAAGGTACGCCAATATTTCAAATAATCCCATTCAAAAGAGAAGACTGGGAGTCAAAGGTTATAGATACGGACGAAGAGCTAGATAAACACGAGCTCATGGCTGAAAATAGGCGATCTATGCTCTATGGATATTATAAAAAATTTGCCTGGAGAAAAAAGAATTTTGGTATATTTAATAAAAAATCACCAGAGGTAAGCCATGACGACAACGATTGATGCCGTTATTTATTCATACAAGAATAAATTCTTAAAAGAAGTTGTTGACAACCTTATTTCATCAACCAGTAATGATATTTATATACACGTTTACGATCAACACCCCTTAGATAGAAAAGAAATGTTTGATAGCCCACAAATATCTTATAACCATATATTTTGGGACTACCTGAATAGCCCTTGCGAATACAAGTCAAAAACAATTCACGAAAGCTCTTCAGAATACTTTTTAGTATTGTCAGATGACATTATGGTTAAGGATGGCTGGGATAATATCTTAATAGATTTTATTAAAGATAATAAGACTGTTGTTTCTGGCGTAGGAAAACAGTACTTTAAAAACAGAGATCTGTTTACAATAATTTCAGAGTCTGAAAAGTCAGATGACTTTAGTAAAACGAACATCATAAGTAAGAATTTAATTTTTTCAAAGACCAGAACGCTAAAGCCAGTCAGCTATCCCATATATGTTAAGTATCTTGGCGAGGACGAGCTATTATCTTTTAGATGTTTTGAGAAAGGCTATACTGTTTATAATGCTCCTAGCAGCCTTGGTTCAGACTTAAACCAAAGAACTTTAGAAAATAAGTATAAAACATTTTCTATAGAGCATAAATATGGCAAGGTCCTTGACATCATATCTAGCAGTTTTTGGAGGTACATTGGTTTGGATAAGTGCCCAATCTTGCCATTGCCTTATGCAAATGATGATGTCTCTTACAATCCAAATAGTCTTAAGATAAACGATATAGACTCTAGAAAGTTTATTTCTAACGTAAAGTCAATATATTAAAAAGGAGAAAAGATGACACACAGAATTACTATCATTGACAATTTTATAACACCAGAGGATGCTGAGACTCTTATTCAAGAGCAAAAGAATCCATCTGAGAGAAACCCATACCCAGACTACTACTCTGAAAGGTATGGAGGAACAGCATTTCCATACAACAAGAGAGTAATGGATTTGTTAATTAAGTACGGTCACAAATCTAACGATGTTCATAAAGAATTAAATGGGTTTGTAAATCCTATTTATGTATTTAAAGCTTTTGGCTCATGGTGGAATCCAGGAACAAAGGGAGATCTTCATATGGATGCTCAGGATCCAGAGCCGTTTATTGAGTGGAGTACAATAATTTATCTAAATAATCCTAGTGATTATGAAGGTGGTATTATATATTTCCCAAACCAAGATTTTGAGTATAAGCCAAGGCAGTACTCTGCTGTATTTTTCCCAAGCGCAGGATCAGAATATATACATGGAATTACAACAGTTACATCTGGGGCAAGGCATACGGCTTTGTATATGCATACAAGCGTTCCCAAATACCTAGATCCAGAATTCCATCCAGAAGTAGACAGAGGCATTTGGCCAGCACAACAGCACCCATACGCTAGCGAGTAATGTTGAGAATTTTTGGATTTAATGAAACATCTCACGATGCGGCCCTAGCCGTTATTGACAATAATACAATCTTGTTTGCGGGTCATGCTGAAAGATATAGCAAAGAAAAAAATGACTGGTATACAAATAAAGCCCTTTGGGGTGATGGCCTAAAGTTTGGAGATCCAGATGCCATAGCTTACTACGAAAAGCCAAGGCTAAAGCAACTAAGGTTATTGCTGAATGGAGGTAGGGCTGACTGGAAGCCAAGGCATAGACACGACAAAGCTTTTAAGCACCACTACTCACATGCTTGCGCTGGATATTACACAAGCCCATTTAATAAAGCAGCGATAGTAGTCCTAGATGCAATCGGAGAATTTTCTACTTCTACCGTCTGGTCTGGTGACGGGGAAGATATAAAACTAATTAAAGAGATTAAGTACCCACTTAGCTTCGGATTATTCTATACTGCCTTCACAGACTTGATTGGATTAAAGCCAAATGAGCACGAATATATTTTAATGGGCATGGCTGGATACGGAGATGCAAACAGGTACTATAAAAAAGTTCTACAGTATTTCCCAAATACTAAACAGCAGAAGTACAATTACCACAAAGGAATCCACGACTGGGAAGAAGAAATTGACGAGCAAGCAAAATTTGATATAGCCGCTGCAGTTCAGCTAGTGTATGAACTAAGGCTAACTGACTTTATGCACGACGTTAGGTCAAGACTTCTACCAGATTATAATAACCTTGTCTTTATGGGTGGC